GCAAGAAGGGTGCAACGAAATTTAAGATTCCCGCTAAAGCAAAGCAGGCTCCAGGCAAGAAGGGTGCAACGAAAGACTTCGCTGCACCTAAGAAGAAAGCCGCTGGCAAAAGCGGCGGTAAGGGTACTCGCAGTTCAGCTAAGCGTGGCGTCGGCGCAAAACAAAAAGCACCTAAATAACTCAAGTTAGGGTTTAGGTTCCCGAGCCATCACGGCTCAGAGCACACGTTGGTAGTGTGCTTTTTTTTTAGGATAGAAGGAGCAGAGAAGTGTATGCGTTTACCCGTATTGAATTACAAAGCTGATGAACTTTTGGCGCGGTCAACCTGTCTCGGCAAAGACAATTGCTCATCATGTAAGCTCTACGTGAAGAACGACGGTCGTTGCGATGGGTGTACAGCGTCTCACAAAGCTATCCTGGCGGACAACTTCAAGTACTGTTACACACAGTGCGACGGATGTGCAGGCTACACCGTGCAGGTGCCGGCGATCTGTTGCCGCTCACCGTTACGTGACGTGAAGATGTTGGCAGTTGCGGGTACGGATGATTGGAATAATCCCGTAAGGCAGTACACCAAGCGTTCCGTGATCGAGTTCAAAAACAACGCCTTGTTTTACGTCACCGCTGGATCGGTTTCGACGTTAGCTAACAGTGATGGTTACCTTGTGCCGAAGGATACGGAAGCCGTGGTTGTCAGTCTCGGGCGCGTCTGGACCGGCGCTAAGTTTGCCTCAAAAGATCTGCACGACTATTTGATGTTGCCGACCAAGACCAAGATCGTCCTAGCCACGATCAACAAAGATGACATTCTCGAATCGGCTTGGAACGCTGAGATGTACGCCGACCCGCATGCGCTTCAGAAAATCGGCATCTCCTATTGGATGCCGATCATCTTCTCGTCGTACTACACCGATGCGCGTATGCAGCAATACTTCAACTACCTACGCACGTCGCTAACCGCCGACCGTGGCCAGGCTTGGTTCACGCCTGGGTTCAAACGTATTGGGATCAAGACGGATGACTTGACGGATGCCATGGTCGCGGCCATGCCGCAAGTCGTTTTCACAACGCAATTTCTCGTCACCGATGCACTAACGAAACAGCACCTCGCGATCGTCGCTTGGTATCACGAGCGCTACCCTATTGACGTGCCGTTCTGGATCGTCGGCACCGTCAATGCGACCTACCTTGTGAATCTCAAAAACGTAACTGGCAACCGCCGCTGTTACTTCGTGTCCGGAAATCCACATCACTATGCGGCACAGGGCAAGCAGTTGACGTCGATCGGTGGCGGCGTCAAATCTGAATTACCAAAGCGTGAGCTGGTAGCCTTCAACCTTGACGTGTATCAGCGCATGATCACGGAGTACGCATGAAGAAGAAGAAACAAACTGAGGGCGTTCCGTTTCCTTCGCTCAAAGACACGCCTTACAAGTCCGTCAAGATCGAGCTATGCGAGCCGAACACGTGGAATCCAAACAAGATGCCTCCGGATGTTCGTGCGAAGGTGCAGCACGGCATCAAGCACTTGCTTGACAGCGCCGGGCATATTCCGCCAATCGTAGTCCGACCACATCCGGATGCTGGCTCTGGTTTCAAATGGCAGATCATTGACGGTTATCATCGTTGGGATATCTTGCGCCAAGAGGGCGTCGCTAAGATTGACGCTTATATTCTTGACGTCGATACCAAGACCGCGATGATCCTCACGGATACCTTGAATTACCTACGCGGGTCGCCTGATCCGGATCTGCACGCCAAGTATTACGAGTCGCTGCTCAACGAACAGCAGATGCCGATCGCGGAAGCTGCGGAGTTTCTACCTGTGAGCGAAAGTGAAATTCAAGCGGTCGTTGACGCCTACGGCATCCAACTCATCAGCGGACCTACGTCTTCTATGGGTGATTACGAAGCTAAGTCCCAGGAAGATACGGACGCCAACGTTTTCTTCGACGTCAAGTTCTACGTGTCCAAGGGTCAAGCCGGGATTATCGAATCGGAACTAAGCCGCATTGGATCGTTGCTGCGTGGCAAGAATATCCGTGGGCGTGCTTTAGAGTTTATGGCGATCAACTCTTCGCAAACGCCGATTGATAATCTGATCGGCGAAAGCAGCGGCGAGCCAGACCTTGAGATCGATCCTCCGGTGAAGAAAAAGAAGAAGAAGAAGAAGAAAACCATCGAGACGCATTATGATGAGAGCGAAGAATAATCATGGATGACGATTCTCAATACTCCATTCAAACATTTACCGGCCTTATCTCCAAGGTGCTGGATAGTCAGCTCAAGGGCGCCGAAGCCGAGCACCTAGCCGAGCGGCAATACTTGGAAGCGCAACGCGCCGGCAGCGCCGTCAACCTAGGCACGCTGGTGTCTCAGATTCTCAACGACGACCCGGCGCAAGCCACGAAAGACCTGCTCTCCGAAGTAGATAAGATTGCTAAAGATTCCCAAAAAGCAGTAGACTTAAAACAGAAAGAAGAGGATCGCCAAGATGACTTCCAAGCTCAAGGATACCCAGCTCCCGTCATCACCACCTAGCGGGACGCGCGTCTACGCAATGCAGTGCAGTGGTTGTGGCGCGCGATACCTTAGTGGTACTGTCTGCACCTCTTGTGGTAGTCAGGGCGTAGCTACTGACGAGATCCTGCGGAAGACCTTCGACGCTCCAGATCTAATGAAAAAGGCTGACTGATGAGATTGCTAGCAAACCTCGAACTCAGCATTTCTACGGACAACGCCCAGAGTCAGAAGCTCTTTGATCAAGCGTTTCGCATCGACGATACGGACGCACTCACTGCCGCGTTAAGCCTCACCGCGACCATCGTCATCCCACCGAACACTATCGACCAGGCCGTCGACTTTGGCACCCTTACGGCAGCCAGCGCCGTCATGCTGGTGGCGTCCAAAGACATCAATGTGAAGATCAATGGCATTGGCGCCCCGGCCGTGCCGGTACGGATTACGCCTGCGGCGGGTGTCGATCTCATCTCGGAAGCTCAGCGTAAGGACGCGCCGGGTCTTGTCTTTTGGCGTGGACGGATCACCTCGATCCATGTTTCCAATGCTTCCCTAATTGATGCTGCCGTTGTGACAATCGCTTTAGTAGGAAACGCCGCGTAAGGAACTAATATGAACGAACGATTTGCCAATGCCCAGTTAGTTGATCCGAATGCCAAGTGTTCGGGATGTATGAATTACGATCCTCAACTTGGCGGTACGGGCGCTTGCTTAGTTGGCTTACGGCCTTGGCTCTGCGGTGATGGCACGACGCCGACTACGGGTTACGCGCCGATGACCATGCAGGTGCCTTCTATCTCCGCGCCGATGGCCTTCAGCTCACAAGTCGACGCGCCAACAGGTGCCGATGTTGCGCCGCCTGAATTGCCGCTGGTTGTTTTGGGTGAAGAGCACGTACAGCTCGTGCACCAACTCGAAGCGCAAGAGGTCACGCTACAAAAATCGCTCTGTCCAACGCACAGCCGTGTGGCCGCGAACGGTCAGACAAGCCACTACGTAGCCGGGTCGTATGAAGGTCTGCGTTGCGCTTGTAGTCCCGTCAGTGACTTTGCGATTGCCAAGTCGATGACGCAGCATCTTGCGAATCGCGAGCTGGCCTTGATTAGCGCACCTGTACTACTCGACTTCGTTCACCGGAATCGTAAAGTCTAACTCATGAAAGAAGCGCAGCCAGCGGACCTGCCGCCGACGGCGGCTTCTATGTCGCCCGACATTGCACGCATTGCGGAAGAGGCAGCGGCAATCTTGTTTGACAAGTTCCAGACGCACGGCGAAGCCATGACCAAAGGGTTGGTTGCTTCTCAAGCGCCGGTACCTACGCCGCCAACCGGACCGGAGCAACCGAAGTCGTGGTTCAACGATCCATTCGCGTTGCTGGATTCGCTCGGCATGGGTTATCGCACGGCTCCGTCGATGCTGACGTATGATACGCTGCGCGCCGTTTCTGAGAAAGATACGATCGTCGCCGCCATCATTGGGACGCGCGTGAATCAAGTAGCGGCGTTCTGCCGCCCACAAGAGAACAAGTACTCCGTTGGCTTCGCGATTCGTTTGCGCGACCACAAGCGCCGGCCTGGTCGTCTTACCGATTCGGAACGCGAACGCTGTGGCGAGATCGAACACTTCATTCTCAACACGGGCCGCGACTACAATCTTGGCCGGGACTCGTTCGAGCAATTCATGCGGAAGCTTGTCCGCGATCGGCTCGCCTACGATCAAGCCACGTTTGAAAAGGTGCGCACCTATGGCCAGCGCATGCATTCATTTCATGCGGTGCCGGCCGATACTATCCGCATCGCGCAGCCAAAAGTAATCAAGGGCACGCCACCAGAGATTGCAGATATCAAGCGCGCGCTCAAATACGTGCAGGTGCTCAACGGTCAGATCGTCACCGAGTTCACGCTTGATGAGATGGCCTTCATGGTCGCGAACCCGCGCACTAACGTGCGTTCGTTTGGTTACGGCTTTCCCGAGATTGAGATCTTGATCAATACCATTACCAGCCACATGTGGGCTGAAGAGTGGAATCGACGTGCCTTCTCGCAAGGCTCAACCGTCAAAGGCGTGTTGAATGTACGCGGCAACATTCCCGCTAACCAACTCGAAGCCTTCAAGCGCACGTGGATGTTGCAGACTTCGGGCGTCAGCAATGCTTGGAAGACGCCGGTCCTTAATACCGAAGGACTTGAGTGGATGCCGATGCAGATGACCAACGTCGAGATGGGTTATCAGACGTGGATGGATTACCTGGTGAAGATCACCAGCGCCATCTATCAGATCGATCCCGCCGAGATTAACTTCGACATCCGGGGCGGTGGCGGCACGCAGCAGCCGATGTTCATGTCGAATAACGAAGCGCAACAGAAGGTCAGCAAAGATCGCGGGCTGCATCCGTTGTTGCGGTACGTCGAAGACCACATCAATAAGCATATCGTGTGGCAGATCGATCCTCGTTTTGAATTCGCGTTTGTTGGGCTTGATGCCAAGACGGAAGAGCAAGAGACGCAATTGCGCATGCAGCAGGTGCAGAATATCTACACGCTCAACGAGGTTCGTGCGCGTGAAGACCTACCGCCATTGAAGCATGGCGACATCGTACTCAATCCTACCTACACGGGCGCCATGGCGCAGGCGCAAGCACAAGAGCAGCAACAGCAAGGCGGCGGCGGTATGCCTGGCATGCCTGGCGGCGGTGGCGATCCTCAAGGCGGCGGCGACGAACCTCCGAAGCCTGAGCATAAGGGCGAAGGTGCATACGCAGCACCGTTCGGTGGCAAAGGCGCGGCCGACAAAGAAGGCGGCGAGAAGCTCCGGCAATTTGACGAACGCGAAGCGTACCAGCAACGCCGGCCAGCACCGGCCGACACGCGTTCGGAAGAGACGAAGCGTTATAGCCCTATCTCGGAATCCTCGGCGTCCTACGATGATATCTCGAAGGCGTTCACCACGGATGATGAGACCTACTTCGCCGTGGTGGATCTCTAGTCATGCGGCTCCTTCTCGACTTGGCTAAGTCACGCCCACGTGGCAGTCAGAATAAGCACCGCAAGTATCTGCAACGCTACCAAGATGAGACGGGTACGTGGCAGTACGTGATGCCTGTCGAGCTGACCACGGCTCCTAAGCCTGTAGCGGAACCAGAGGTTATCAATCCCGTTGCGGTGCAAGCGTTGCCGCCGTTGGCGGACGATACGGATGCGACGTTTTACGCTATCGAATTATCCGATGCCATCATGGCGGATAAGAACGCCGCGCCTGACTGGGTGCATGAGAAGTATCCTTCCCAGCAAAAGCTGGTCGAAGAGTTGCGGCAGCGACCGGCCACGACCTTGCTCTCGTTGGGTGTTGTCTCGGCGGCTTCGGCTTCCCGTGAGTTCAAAAACCAACTCATGCTGGAGTGGAAGCCGATCATCCGGGGTGTTGCGCGCAAGAATGCGATGGCGATGTCGGAGACCACGCATTGGCAAGCGCTGGCAGATACGGACGCTTCAAAACCTCGCCGGCGTGACGATGACGATCCAAGTCGTGGAGCGCCGCGTTCCATGGTTGGCGATTACATTCGGGTAACCACGGATGAGTTTGCTTCGCACGGCACCTTGACGATGCTGACGGCGCTGCAAGGTTACACGCCGAAGCTTGGCGATCCCCAAGATCGTTTTGATAAGCTGGCCTATACCGTGCTCAAGTTTGCCGTACGTGACCGCGCGCGCGAAGAGCAACGTCACCAGGGTGCGATCACGGCGTTCTTGCCTGACAACATCGCGCCGGACAATGACGTCCGGATGATGTCGACACAGCCGCTCAAGCCAGATGACGCAGCCGAGCTAGCACGGGTAACGCCAACGGCGCTGACCGTCTTGGCTACGGCGTTACGCGGGAAGGATCTGCATCCGACCTATCGGCGCGTGTTGGCGGCGCGGTTGTGGTTGTCCGATCCGGGCGGTGTCGAAGCTGGCGAAGTGCAGGCGCACGGTGAGTACGTGGAGTCGCGCATTCATCATGCGACCGTCAACAATGAAGCTGCCGAGTACGATCGCCGCAAGACCTGGCATCGCAACTGGGCCGGACCTAACGGTGTCGAAGCTGCGCACGCAACCTGGGTTGATCCTGAGACCGAGAAGGTAGTCGACCTCAGAGAGATGCCGGAAGCTACGAAGCGCCGGCTCTTTGCGAAGTGGTATCAGCACGGCTTGACGGCTATCCTCAAGGAGATTTCCAAGACGGGTGTCGAAGGCAAAGACGCGGTACCTGAATCGGTAATCCAAAGCGCGCTAGGTCTGAAGGTGCATCCGGATAGCGTCGACCGGCTTCGGCTCAATCAAAAGGGTGTCGCGCTCAAACGCTACCTTCAACTAGAATCCAAGCTGGCGGCGGATAGTCGGCGACGTCATGACGGCGTGGCGACCGATCCTAAATTGATCTCAACGGACTTCGTACCCCCAAAGCCGATCCGGCAGATGGCCTACGAAGAGGTCTATCAACGTCCGGGTGTGCAGTTCTTTGTCGACAACACGGCGCTGGCCGCGAAGCTCGGCATTGATGTCGATACCTTGCGCGGTGTCTACACTACGAAGCATAGCCCGTTTGGCGCGCAACGCATGCGCGTAGCTCGCAACGCGGAACGCTACCACGAAGCCTTAGCTAAGCTTCAGGGCATGGACAAGCGGAAGCTGACGAAGATCGCCACGCTGGAGCAAGCGAAAGCCACGGCGTTGCGTGCAATCGAATCGAAGCATCTACCAAAGCTGCATGCCGCTGCGATTGCCTACTCAAATGCAATCGCCGCCTTGCGTGAGAATCAACAGATGCGGGCGCGCATCCGGAAGCGGTACCTCGGTGCCGACTCGGCGTTCATGACGCAAAAGCTCAAACCGTATCAGCCAACGGTCGAGCAAAAGGAAGCTATCCGGGTATCGGCTGCCGAGATGGAAAAGCACGCCGCACCGATCTTGAAATACGCATCTTCGGCGGTGGAGCATTATCGTGATCTAGTTTCGAGGAAAGCGGACGTCACGCTTGCCGACCAGAACGAAGCTCGCTTGCAGGTGCTCAAGGTACGCCGGCAGCAAGACGCCAAGATGGCGCTGCTGGGTTACGAGCAAAAGCGACGCAGCGAGCTTGGCAAGTCGGATACGTTTACCTCGTTGGTGGATGCGCTGCTCTCATACGATTTAGCATTAGGTCAGTTATGGGCGGCACGTTATGCGAACTGAACTGACGTTGGCGCCGGAGCTTGGTCAGCAATTTGTCCAAGGCGTGTTGCTCGCGGCGCGCGACGCACGGGTGTTAGATCGCATCACGTCGCCGCCAGGCACCGTGTTTGCGGCGGTACGTGTCGACCTTGCGCAATACTGCAAGCTTCCCGTGACGCGTGTCGCCTTCACGTATGACACGAACTCTTACGGGTATGTTGGCGTTATCGACTCCGGCAATACACCGTATTACTTTGCGTTCAATTCTCGGGGATTGCTGGTGAGGCTCGCCACGGATTCGGATGCAGCTTGGGCTTTGTTTGAAGAGTACATGGAAGCCGAGCGGTCACTGGTTCTAGCTAAGCGGCGCAGGGATGCGCAGGGAGAGATGATGGAGTTTGAAAAAGCGCTACCGCGCACCGTCAAAGAAGAGCCAGTCAAGCAAGCGCCGAAAGTCAACGCCGCCAAGAAGGTTGCCGGCAAGAACGGGCAGACACGCTACACCTATCCGCAGGAACAGGTCGGCGCGGCCAAGCCAGCCGGCGGGAAGCCGCCAGCCAAGCCAGCCGGCGGGAAGCCGCCAGCCAAGCCGCCAGCCAAGCCGCCAGCCAAGCCGACACCTACGCAGGTGCCGGAAGAGCCGGCCAAGACGAGCGCCAAGCCTGACGTGCTGGCGAACCAGCTAGGCATTTCGATTACAACACTCAAGGGTGTTGCGCAGCGCTTCGCCGCCAATCCCAAACTGCATGGCCGTAAAGGCTACATCATGTTTATGCGCACACAGCTCAAAGGCTTCGCCGAGAAGCATCGGCTTTCTGACGATTACTTCGGGTTGATCTTCGACGCCTTAACTGCTGGATCTAAGGAGCCTTCAAATGTCTGATCTCTCAATAAGCCTTGATACGTCTGAAAAAGCCATCAACCAGTACATCGAGGGTTAGGCTATCGATATCTAGTCATCGTTTCAAACTGTTGATATGCTCAACGTCTTCTAACCGTTAATGCTCAAGGGGTCCTTATGAAAGAAATGCAAGATCTGTTCAAATCTGAAATCGCCGATACCGTCGAGAAGTCACTCTTCGACTGCCCGCATTGCGAACATCCGATTCGCAAATCGGAAGTACTCAAGGCTGTGGCCGGCGTGGTCACACACAACGAAGGCGGCGGCGCATCGCGCGGCAAGCCTTCGAGCAAGTCCGTCAAAGGCTCGCGACCGGGCGCCGCAGCTAAGCCTGACGACGGCGGCTTGCCGGGAATGCAGTCGGTCAACAAAGGCGATCATTGCAGCGACGATGACGAAGACGACATGGAAAAAGCCAAACCCGCCATGGTTGCTAAGAAGCCTGCTGCACCGATGGCGATGCCTGCGGGTATGAAGAAGTCTTACGTCGATTACGTCGAAGGCGATGATGCTGCGATTGCGGAGATGATCGCGCAAGGTCTCGGCATTGGTAATCTGACCATGCAGCCGATCGACAAGGCTCGCCGCTCGTAATTCGCTCTCAACCCCGTTTGCAAAGGTGTGCCTGACTTTATGGATCTTGATGAACTCTTTAGTCGCGGTGTCGACCTTGCGGGTGGCTTCTTAGTCAAAGCTCAGCTCAAGGTTGACGTGCGGCCGGCACGCTTGCCGGTCGTGCAAGACTTGATGTCGACCCTTGATGCAGCGTATCGCGATCGTCTGGTCGCCATGTCCAAAGACATACGCCGCATCATGGAGACCGCTGACTTCCGTAAGTCAGCCGGGCTGTACATCACCAGTGATGGCAAGTCGCGAGCGCTCTTGGTGTCGGATCTCTTCAAGGCTGAAAAGGTCAAGGCGCAGCCGAAGGCTAACCTCTCGGGTCAAGCACGTGCGAAGCCTGGCCTGGCACAAGAGTATCAACGACCGGCCGGAGGCGTGCATACGCCGGGCTCACGCGGCGGTAAGTGGTATCGCGATAAGTCAGGCAAGATCCGTTACGGTACACCTCCAAAGAACGAGCAGCATTCGGACGTCTCCAAAGAAGAGTTGGGCGCACACCAAGCGCATCTCCGACCGGGACCGTACATGGGTCGCCAAGGCGCTGATCGTGCGTTGGTTGCGCATCTGCTCGCGCACGGCGAGAATTACGGCTTTGATGAGTCCGAGATGCAACTCATGGAGGCATGGTACGGCGGCATCAAGCTGGGCAAGGATGCCTATCTCAATGCTTTCCTTGCCGGCTTCAAGATGACGCACGAAGACATGGAAGGTGATCTCAGCAAGCTCACGTTTGATGCGCCGGACTGGGGTTTGGAAAACGCTTCTTACGAGGAGGCGTTCCACGCATTCATGGCGCATCAAGACTGGTTTGGCGAAGACCTTTCGGAGGAAGAGTTGCAAGCCAAGTACGACGAAGACGTCCGCCCTGTATTGGAAGAGACCTTCAGGAAGTACGAAGCGCTCAAGAAAGATCCTAAGATTGCCGAGCTGCATGAAGCAGCTTTGCAGGGTGCGCAAGACAAGCTGGAGCAGCGGCTCGACTACAAGCTAGCAAAATCGAAAGATGCTTTGGTCGCCGTTGGTACCGTGATGATGACGGGTGTTGATAAGGACGGCGACAACGTTGGTCTCTCGACACGTGTGCGTCAGACGGCGATCGGCTTAGCCGCGTTGGATCTGGTCTTTATTCCGAAGGCTGGCGAGGTTGGTCGCAACAAGCATCTCAAGGGTATTGTCTCGCCGAACGCCGGCATGTTCGACAAGAAAGGTCCGCTAGCGGATCCTGAGACCTTGAAGCAGATGTCGGCGGGTCAACTAGCCTTAGCTTATGTCGGTGCGCACCTCTTCAACACGTGGGATTCCGACACGCGCACGTATGTGATGGCGGGTACGGGTGAAGAGATGCGCGACGTCCTTGCGGCGGACAAGTTAGCCTTCGGCATCGTCGACGCCTTGATGGAAGCTAAGGGTTATGATCAAGAAGATGACATGTACGGTCTACATCGTGGCTTACTGATTGATCATCTCAACGAAGTGCTCGTCGCAGCTGCCGATGAGTTGAGCCAGCTAAACAAAGGGCTCAACGCACCGCTCAAGAAGTTCATGGACGCCGGCATGGATATGCTGACGGACTCCGAGAAGGCCGAAGAGATTGAAGTCGATGCGCGGGCGGTCGAAGAACTTAACGCCGCTGCTTTGGCGGCGCAACAAGACGATAGCTTTGAAGTGCCGAAGTCGATGGCTGATTCTGTGGTTGGCGCAGCGCTGCACGATAAGCCGTTGCCCCATCAGATCAATCCTAAGACGGGCAAGCCATTCGGACTCTTCAAGCATCAGCGGCAGTGCATCAATTGGATGCTGACGAAGAAGCGTGGCGTAGTAGCGCTCGATGCCGGCATGGGTAAGACAGCTTGCATCATCACCATGATGGAGAAGCTTAAAGAGAAAGATCCAGGTAAGAAGGCGATCTTGTTTCTGCCGCCGTCGCTGATGAATCAGTGGCCGCGTGAGATTGCCGCCTACGCACCGGGCATTGACAAGAAGAAAATCCTCAACCTGTCCGGCTTCTCGCTCGATGAGCGGAAGGAGATTCTCCAAAGTGACTTGGCTAAGAACGCCGAGTACATCCTCTTGTCTACGGGTACATTAAGCGGTGGCGGCGAAGCCGAAGACGGCGTGAACGAAGCTGGCGTCATCGAACGCGGCTTGGATAACGACGGTACGGGCGGTACAGATAGTGAGCTGACGGAGATCCTCAAAGGCTTAGACGGCGCAGTCTTCATTGATGAGGTTCACGGCGGCGGGTATAAAACGGAAGGTTCCGTTCGGCATACGATTGCACAATCCGTCTTGAAAGATCGCGAGTACGCTTTCGGCCTGACGGCTACACCCATGCCTAACGGACCGATGGATCTCTTCCATCTTACCGATCTCTTTGCGCCAGGATCGATCGGCAAGAAAGACGAATGGGAAGGCGCGTTCGAAGGGGTTCAATTTGATCATCGAATCAACAAATGGGTCGACGTCGACAGTCAGCGCACGATGGAGATGCGCGCGCGTTTACGTCCGCATGTGATGTACCGCCTGATTACAGATCCGGAAGTTGTCGCCGACATTGGCTCGGTGATGAAAGGCAAGTTTGCGGACCCTGACTTGGGACCTATCCGCGCACCGGACGATCATCCGATCTACAAACACCTTATGCCGGGCGGGCATATCGATAAGTTGTCGCGTGTGCTTTTCGCCAAGATGGTCATGAAGGCAGAGCGGTCCGGCGACATCAATAAACTTGAAAGGCTGGTCAAATCTCGTGGGTATCTTCAAGGGATGCTGCGCGATCAGTTGCAACGGCAAGCATGCATCTCGCCGGAGCTGTACGATCCTACGTACAAGGGTGGATCGCCTAAGATTGAACGCGTCGTTGCTGACATCGTAAAGCATTTCAAAGGCGGCGGCGGTACGGAAGACACGCCGTTCATCTTGTTCTCATCGTTGCCGGGTAAAGCGTTCCCGATTCTCAAACGTGAGCTGATTAAAGCTGGTATCGATCCTTCTTTGATCGGTGAGATCAACGGCGGCAAGAGTGCGCGGGAACGATCTTTCGAACAGGACATGACCAACCAGGGCAAGCGCAAGATCTTGTTGGTCGGTACGAAGTCCGGTGGCGCCGGTCTGAATCTCCAGAAGAAAGCCTATCGTGATGGGTTTCTCGACAATCCGCTCAATCCTGCGGACAAGCGCCAGGCCGTCGGTCGCTTGTGGCGACCCGGCCAAGAGCGTGACGTCATCGAATCAAACTATGGCATGTCGAGTCCTTGGGGTCAGACGTGGGATCAAAAGACAAGCAACCGCGTCTCGGCTAAGTCGGCCTTGTCTACCAGTCTGCTTTCTGATGCGGATCTGAACAGCGATGCCTATGCGACGGCCGCACAAGCTGCGATCGATCAGCTCGGGTTAGAGTTCGACGAGACTGAATTGCACGAAGGCGGGGTTATCGACGCGGCAATCGCCAAACAAGCGCGCGCGAATAAAGACAAGCTCTGGTTCAATACTTTCTCAAATCGTGAGAACAACCCCGAAGCTTTCCAAGCATTGCTCATGAAAGAAGCAGAGGGCGGCAGCGCGTACATCACGAAGCTTGCCGCCGGCTTAGATGAAGACGGACTCTTGGGTACTACAGAAGAGAATCAAGATCGTGGCGGCGATGACGATAGCCTGATGCAGCATCTCGATCCTAAGACGCAAGCCAAGCTTGGCAAAGAAGCCAAAGGCTTATCCGAGAAACTTGACGTACCCGAAGAGCAACGCTTGTGGGATCGCGACTATGAAATGGACGCCGCCTCAACTACCTGGATGGCGTCGAGTACGTTTTTAGAGATGGCCACTCATAAGAAAGATCAATCACGGATTGACGCCGCGACGTCTCGCCTGTCGCGCAACGCGCAGCAAGTTAAGGGTTGGTACGGTCAATTGCTCGCTGAGTCGGATGCAGCTACCGCACGGGGCGATATGGCCTCGGCCGACAAGATGAAGAAGAAAGCCACGTCCTTCCGTAAGGAGATGGACGACGTGTGGCAGTGGTCCGAAGCTAAGATGAAGGGTTCAAATGTCGCCAAAGAAAGTCCCGCCAAATCGAAACAAGAAACCAAAGCAGCCGAAGGCAAAGCCTCCGCTAAGCCTGACGCCTCCAAGCCCGCTCAAGCCAGCGCTGACGGCACGGCCGAGCCTTTTCCCGAAGGCCGCGTTGGTCGCGCCAAGTGGGTTAAAGAAGACAAGGCAGCCAAGCCTGCGGCTGAAGGTAAACCACCAGTAGCCGCCAAGCCGGTACCGAGTGCTTTGCCAGGCTCGTTGTCGGCCAAGAACCCATTCAAGAGTAAGAAAGACATGCTATTCAAACTCTTGCATGAGCAGTGGTCGAAAAAGCCGCCAGCTACAGAAGCCGAAGCGATCAAACATGTCGTGGCCCTCGCACCGCAGCATATCGAAGGCATCACAAAGCAGGACCTAAAAGACCCTGCTTACGCTAAAGTCTTCTACCAACACGTCATGAAGCACATGAAGCAGAACAAAGCATTCGAGAAGGGTAAGAAGTAGCCATGAGCGAATTGCGCGACCATTCCATTATGGAAGTTATCCAGACGGCAAGCGGCAAGCGAGTCAAGATGACCGGACCCGAACAGATCCTTGCGGTCGATTCGAAAGAAGAGCTGATGTCGCTCTTACAGCACTACTCGCGGCCGATGATTCGTCACGTCGTTTCCGATTCAGATTTCGCACGGCGACAACTCGTTGAGAAGATTCGACCCGCGTTGCGCTACTACTGTGCGCGCTTCAAGGTGCCGGTGCCGAAGTGGTTAGTCAACGAAGACTACTATCACGGGTTACCGGATGACGAGAAGCAACAGATGTTCGGAACCACGCACCTAACCAAGCGGGAATTTACCAAAGTCGTAGTGCCGAAGGACGGCGCGAAGGGACAAGCCAGTGGCGGGTAAGCGCCTACTCACGGCTAAGCAACGCGCGGAGATCTCACAAACGATCCGTGATCATCACCTCGCGTTTATGGCCGAAGTCTTGGGTACCGAAGTGCTCGCAACCTCCGACCTCGACCGGCTCAAGGCGGCTGGCAAACTGCCGACCAAGCCAGCTATGCCGATGGATACGGCAACCGCTGCACACGTGCTGGGTGTTATGTCTGGTGCGATGCCTGCCGGTGATCCGGAGCGGCTTTCGAGCAAAGCTTTTTGGCAAATCAACCGCGAACAGCCAGCGGTGATGACGTCTTACGATATCGAAGCGATCGAGATGGCGCGCGCACGCATGGGTCAGTACATCACTGGCTTAGGTACGAAGCTCGATGATGCGGTAGGTAAAGCCTCGCTTGACGTTGACGATACCTTGCGCCGCAAACAACTCGGCAAGCTACGGCGTGAAGTCGCCGCGAGCATGGAAGCTGGCGAATCGGTGAAGCAACTAGCCGATCGTTTGGCCGCTTCGATCAAGGGCGTGACGCGTGATTGGATGCAGATTGCGCAGACCGAGATCCATAACGCGGTGGAAGAAGGCAAGGCCGTCAGCTTAATGGGTAGTGTGCCTGCCGGCACCGATCCGCTCGTCTTCAAGCGACCGCGACCGGAAGCGTGTCCCTATTGTGTGCTGTTGTATTTACAAGCCGATGGAATCACGCCGCGCATCTTCCGACTTAGCGAGTTGCTAGCCAACGGCACCAACGTTGGGCGTAAAGCTAATCGACCAAAGCTCCGAGGTCTCGCAGCTACACAGTGGCAGCCGGTCTTAGGTGCGATGCATCCGTGGTGTCAGTGCCAGTTGCATCACTTGCCGGAAGGTATGGGCTTTGACGATCAAGGCCGGATGACCTATGTGAAGAAGTCGGTGGTCGAGATCGAGACGTTAAGCAAAGCCCTAGCAGACCATGAGTGCATTCATGGTCGATGAGTTTACGTATGTGGTGCAGTCTCAAAAGCCGACCTCGATCAAGCCGCTAGGTAAGGGTAAGTCTGGCGCGTTGTTGGCTACCTACCGCAACCATATGCGTGCGCTTATCAAGGTGAGCAAAGACGCCTTGCCTAGCGGCAAGCGTACCCAGCGCGGGCTCGATATCGCTGCTCAGCCTCAACGTGAAGTTGCCTTTTACCAACTAGCCAAGCTGCTTGGTTATGCGGACTTGGTACCGACCGTGGTGATCACACACAAAGCCGTCGAAGGTAAGTTAGCTTCGGCCCAGTTCTTCGTGCGTGCGGCTGCCTTGCGTGACGTCGACAAGCGCCTTGATGACGTTACAAGTTCGCAGTGGGAAAGCACGCTCAAGGTGGTCCTGGCAAAAGCTAGCCTCACGCATTGGCGCAAGCTCGTCGCGCTCGACCTGATTGCGGGTAGTCGTGACCGGCACATCAACAATCTAGGTTTCGTGATTGCGCCACAAGACGGTAAGCCTCAGCTCAAGCCGGTGGCGTGGGACAATGCCGTTACGTTCGGCCCGACGTTCGCGAACTATCACAACGTCGTGCATAAGTATTTGTTTATCGAACAAGTCAACTTCGACGATATCTGGCCGGTCTGGTTGACGCTGACGCTCGAAGATTTCAAGGCAACGCTCGGGCCGTACTTGAGTGAAGAGGCGATTCTGCACGCCTATCTACGCATGCGGTTTCTGTTGGAATATCCTTACCGTTTACCATGGCGAATCCTCAGCCAGCGCTCGGATGATCCAAAGGGTTTCCCTGATTACGCTGAGTACTTCACCGCTGCCACGGCTGAAATGCAACGGCTTTCGACGTTGCACGCATAGAGATCTTGCATTGATAGCGTAACTGAGTTGTATTATCAGGAGCCCACATGAAAGCGATGCTTGAACAATTGATGGAAGAGGATGAGTTCATCATCTTCCAACCGGGCGTCGAAATCATCGAGAAGGCTGGCGAAGATCCAGAGCAGACACGGCCAATCGGCGGTCATTGCTCTACGGAGAATCTCGATCGGCAAGAAGAGGTTGTCGTCGCTAAGGGTCTCGACTTCACCGAGTTCGTCTCCTTTGGTTATTTCAATGATAACCACAAGCAAGACACCTCGGCGGTCTTAGGTTATCCGAAGATGGCGCGGCTAGAGAACGGCACGCGCTGGTGGACCGAGGGTAATCTCTTGGTTGGCTATCCGCCGGCTGATCGTATCTGGGAACTAGCCAAGTCGCTCAAGAAGAGTCGCGCACCTCGCAGCCTGGGCTTCTCCATCGAAGGTAAAGTGGTGCAGCGGGATTCAGGTAATCGCATCATGCGCGCCAAGGTGCGCAACGTGGCTATCACTAACTGCCCTGTGAATACCGACTGCTCATGGTCGATCATGGCCAAAGCCTTTGCACCGTCAGACGTAGTTGACCGAGCTGCTAAGAAGGCGCTGGCCGTTCAACACTCGCCGCTGCTCAGAGAAGCACTCGACGCACGCACGCTAGTTCGCGAAGACAACCTAGATTACGAAGAGGCCGTTGCCCGCGTTCAGGCGCTCCGACCTCATCTGTCTAAGGCTATGTGTGAGCGCATAGTGTCATTTGCTTTCAAACAATGGTAGCTTCGCCCCACCACACACACAAGTTAAGGAGTTAGACAATGCCAGTACGCACCGATAACGCAATCAATTTCAACGGCCACACCCTCTTCAAGATCCTACAAGGCGCGACCTACACCGTCGGCACTACGGTGACTGCCGCGTCGCCGACCAACGGTGCGTCGGGCGTTTCACCGACTACTGTTTTTGATGCACGTCGCCAAGCTGTTGGCGGCGTTATCTATGCAGGCTTCAGCGACATTGCGGGTCCTGCCTCGCCGGACGATCTGCACTTCAAGCTCAATCCGGGTGATGTGGTTGCTTGTAGCGCGGTTGTCAGCAGCAAGATCACCGTGACCGTCAATGGCGAAAGCATTGCGATCATCCCAGCTACCGCTGTCGGTGGCGTGTTGGGTTATTGGTCGTAAGCAACTCCGCATTCACATTCGTCCAACTCAATCGGAGGCAGTTCATATGTCACGCATGGTAAAAGAATCGGGCTTGCTAAAAGCTCTTAGTCAATTAGAAGACGCAGCAGAGAAGTTGACCAAAGGCGATGCCTTGGAAGACGCCGACACTGAAGGCGGGTTTTCGACTGAAGGCGAACCGCTTTCGTCCAAAGCTCCATCCGGCAAGTCGGATACAATGAAATCCAAAGCCAAATCCAAAGTGATGGCCAAGATGATGTCTGCGTCCGATATGGGTTCAGATGAAGAAGAAGATGGTGGCGACGCGTCTCCCGATATGGGTAGCGACGAAGGTGATGACGCGGAAGGTCAACCACCTAAAGGCAAAGAAGCGTCGGCTTACAAGTCGCTTCGTCAAAACCTTGACGCCGACCCTGACGTTTCAAAAGCCTTGGAGATTTCCGAGTTCTTATCTTCGTTTGCCGATCAGCACAGCAGTGCCTTGGGTACGCTGCGCAGTTCGCTGCACAAGTCGATGAGCGAACTCAGCGACGCTGTTGATTCGACGGCGGCAACGCAACGCATCTTCAATACCAAGCTAGCTAAAGCTATGGTGATGATGGGTTCTACCTTGACCAAAGCGCTGACTACGCTGGAAGCTGTGGTTGGTCAACCTAACGTGGTGCGGACTAAATCGATCTTATCGAAGTCCGACATTCAACAATCGACCCTTGATGGCAGCGACGATGAGCATAAGTTGCCGCGTGCCTCGGTTGAGGATTGGTTGGTTACCAAGTCGATGGAGGGCAAGATCGATCCTGTCTTCGTGACTCAGTTTGAACAAAACGGTTACGACCTCAACGTCTTGCCTTCGGCTATTCGCAAAGCACTCGTCAACGACCTCGGCGGCCGTTAACCCGATACTGATTTCTCAACAGATTTGAAAGGAGCAATTTTATGGTAACGATGAAAGACTACGAAGGCATGGCAGGGTTCGGCGGCGGTGGCGGCGGCTTCGGCACCGCAACTTCTAACGAGGTCGAAGATCTCAACAAAGCATTGAGCGCAGGGTATCAATCCCCGCGTCAAGACGGTGGCTCAGCACTTCGTGTTGAATCACTCGAAGCAACGTTGCGCATCCTTACGCACACCCAGAAGCATGTGGTGATGTGGAAAGACATTCCGAAGTTGCCGGCCTTCAGCACGACGGAAGAGTACAACGTGCAGACCAGCTACGGCGGCGACTCGGGGCCTTTCACTCGTGAAGGTGAATTGCCGCAGACGCAAGACGCCAGCTACGAGCGGCGCGTCGCGTTGGTGAAGTACCTCGGTACGCAACGTGAAGTTACGCATCCGATGACGTTGGTTCGCCCAGCTCACGGCAATGCGATTGCGGTCGAAACGCAAAACGGTACGCTCTGGCTCATGGAACAGATGGAGCGTCAAATCTTCTTTGGCAACTCGCGGATTATTCCTGAAGCCTTTGACGGCTTAGAAGCCCAGTTGCTCGCCGATCCAATTGGTGGCGTGCAAAACGTTATCGATCTTCGCGGGGGTACGCTCACCGAGAGCAACATCGAAGAAGCGACCAACATCATCGTGGAAGCTTACGGTGTGCCTTCCGACCTTTACGGGGCTCCACGTTCACTCAGTGATTTGGTGAAGACCATGTATCCACGTGAGCGCGTGAATCTGCCGGCTCCGGAGAACGGCACCATCGGCATGGCGATCTCGAAAGTTGCCACGCAAGCGGGCGTCATCAATCTGAAAGGTGACATCTTCTTACGTTCGGGTCGGAACAACGGTGCGCGCACCGCGCCTACCTCGGCTACCTCGGGTCGTTCGCCGACTGCACCTACCGTGGTTGGCGCGGCTGTTGCCGCAGCACCAGGCTCCCTCTTTGGCACTCCAGACGCGGGTACCTATCAGTATCGCGTCACAGCAATCAATCGCTTTGGCGAAAGCGCCTCGGCGTTGGAAGCTGGCGGCGTGGCGGTGGCGTTGGGTGAAGGTGTCGACTTGACCATCACCGATGGTGGCGGTTCGGAACCGGCAACGGGCTACCGCCTCTACCGCAGCCGTGTTGACGGCGCTGACGGCACGCAAGAGTATGTCAAAGACATTCCGCGCGTGGGCGCCGCCGCGACGACTGTGTATCGCGATCTGAACGTTGACCTACCGGGTTATTCAAAAGCGTTCTTGAATCAGATGAACTTGCAAGCGGTTGGCTTTCGTCAACTCGCACCAATGATGAAGATCCCGTTGGCGACCATCGCCGCGTCAATTCGTTGGATGCAGTTGCTTTACGGCACTCCGATTCTTTACGCTCCGCGTAAGATCGTCATGTTCCGCAACGTACTCGACCGCTAACCCGCGTTAGCAGACTGAGCTGAGGCTAGGGGTCGTGGTGATCTCTAGCCTCTTTTGTTTTTGAAGAGGAAAGCATTATGAACAGCAGCACAGATGTAGAATTTCAGTTGTACAGCTACGCCAATCGCAACAAGGCCGTGAAGACGTCAAAGGGTGTGATTGAGTTCGACGCCAAAGGCTTCGCATCGATCGTTGGCGTGGAAGAGGATCGCGCGCGTTACATCGCGTTTCAGTGGCTACTCTCACCGGAACTGGCCGCGAAGGTGAACGGTTCGACCGTCGTGCCTACGCCCCAAGGAGGCGCAGGTGAAGACGATCCGGAGGTAGCTTTGGCTGGCGTAGATTCGCGGCGTACACCGATGGGTGAACCGGCAGACGTGGTGCCTAAGCCAAGCAAGAAAGCTCATCAGCAACGCGGTAAGGCGTAACCCAGATGGCTTACTCGCCAACCTTAACGATCGACGATCTAACGCCGGAGTATTTGAAGGCGAACTACCTTGTCGGCTTAACGTTGTGCGGGGCTGACAATCAAGAGTTGCCTTCGACGTTTTTCACCGAGCAGCTTGCGATTGCGATCGGCAAGCTGGAAGACATCACGAACGTCGACTTTATCATGCGGACGAATCTTGCCGAGAGCCACGACTACCACAGTGCGGACTACATTCAGTACGGGTATATGAAGCTCTATCGCGTGCCTACGCATTCGGTGCAGGAAGTGCGCATGGTTTATCCGACCGGCACCTCGGTCGTGATCTTTCCTTCCAATTGGGTGCGCGTCCATTTAGAGTCGTCGCAACTCAACATCATTCCGAACGCCGGCTCCCTCAGTCACATCGTGCTGGGCATGGGCGGTCAGTACTTGCCGCTGTTGCAGTCTCAAAACTCGTATGTGCCGCACTTGTGGCAGGTTGACTACAAGAGCGGGTTTGATGATGCCAAGATCCCTCGGATGATCGTGGACGCCGTTATGAAGATGGCTTCCATGGAGATCCTCACGATCATGAGCGATCTTGTAGGGCCGATTGGTCAGTCTTCAACCAGTCTCTCGGTCGATGGCTTGTCGCAAAGCGTGAGCCGACAACTGCCGGCCTTCAAGGCGCGGATTGATAGCTATGCAGCGGCGCTTGGCTTGGCGCCAGGCAGTGAAGCACGGGGTTTGATTGCGCAGATTCGAGCTACCTATACCGGCGTTCCGATGGTGAGCATGTGAGCGGTGTCATCCGGCGTGGCGGCGTCTCGACCGGGCGTGGCGACGCTTCCACCGCCAGTGTCGACTTCAATCGTGAGGCATTCACGAAGCTCTTGGCTGATAAAGGGTATGCCGTGCGTTGGCAGAAAGCGGCGATCTGTCCTAACCGGATGCGCGGTGGCGGTCTCGGGAATCGCGATCACGCATTGAACTGCAAAGTCTGCGAAAACGGTTTAGGTTGGATCTACTTTCAAGAAGTCGACACGCAGATGTTGATGACCGGGATGGGTGTCGACCATAGCTATTACGCTTATGGTCGCTGGGAAGGCGGCAATATCGCCGTCACGGCCTTGCCAGATTATCGCTTGAACTACTTCGACCGCTTGATCTTGAAGAATGGTATCGGGCGTTTCCACGAATTGATGCGGCGGCAACCTGCCACCTTGCAAGACCGCACGAAGTATACGCCGCTCTGTGTCGAGAACCTTTCCTGGGTCGATCGTAGCGGTGTGCTGCAAACCTTCCGCGAAGATACACACTTCACGATCGTGAATGGCTTCATCAATTGGCTTGGCCTCGCGCGCCCAGATGACGGCACCTACTTTTCAATCTCGTATGAGTACCGCCCGCAGTACGTCATCACGGACCTGATCCATCAGCATCGGGACTCAACCATCGGCGGCGTCCATGTCGCGTTTCCGGTCCAAGCAACGGCGCGGCTTGACTTCCTAGTCCGCGACGAATCGAAAGACGCCCCCGAACAGGTTGAAGGGAATCCGTTCCCGCAATGAAGTTCAACATCAAGTTCGGCACCGATGTGGGCGATCTGCTGAACAAGCAACTGGCCACGGTGGTCGATCGTGCCACGGCAATCATCTTGCCGAAGGTAACCGCGCTCATCGTAGACCGGGCTTCCATCTTGGCCGATACACGCCTCAACACCATGGCCGATCTTTACAAGCGTGAGCTAGCCGCGCCTAGTGTCGTGTCCGTGGTCGGCAAGCAAGTACATGTGAAGCTGCAATCCACGATCGCGGTAGCGCTGGAAGAGGGCGCTTCTGCTTTCGACATCAAAGCCAAGATGCTGGCGCACGCTACCAAGTTCGGTAAGAAGGGACCGTACATTGACGTGCCTTTTGATTGGGGAGCAGGGCATGGTCTCTTGAAAGCCAAGGCAATGTCTGACGCATCGCGTCAAGCTTTGAACCAAGCGGCGACGGCGGCGAAGATCAATCGGAGTGCCGCTGGCGGTCGTAGCTTCACGCGAGAGCTGCGTTTCGGCTCAACCATGGTCAAGACGGCGGTCCATCACGTCGCGCCGCTCACGCAAGGCATGCGGCGTCCTAACGGACCTAAGTCTGCTAAGCGGCTAACCATCCGGAGGATTAGCGCCGCGAGCGCTGCAACGTCGTGGTGGCATCCTGGTTTCAGGGGTGTGCATATCTTGAGGGACGTTCTGACGGACGTCAACCTTGACCTCCAAGCCATCATCACCGATGCCTACCGAACGTTGGGCGTTACCGTGAGGTTCACATGAGTTACGATCCGGAAGAGCTAGGTACGATCGATCCATCCTCTCCGCATAACCAGCCGATGGGTATGCGCTTCCCTGAACACGCTTTCCGCAAGCTGATCATCTACGCCTTGCAGCAATTGCGCGAGCACATTGACGACACCAAAAACAATGTGATCGACGAACTGTTTCGCATGGCGGGCGTCAAGGTAATTGCGGAGTTCAAGTCGTGGTTGCGTGATAGCAAGAATATCTTTGTGGACGTCAATTGGCCGGCTGAAGATCTCAACCTACCTTGCATTGGAATCTTCAATCAAGGCGAACGCGAAGACGTGGCGAGCGATGTGTTGGGCGATGTGTTAGGTCACGTCGAGTATGCCCTAGACGGCGGTGTCGTTTCGCGTGAGACCAATCTCGTAGCGATGCAAGTAACCACGCACATCTACATCGGCACCAGCCAACCCAACCTGACGTTGTATCTCTACAATTTGGTGCGCTTCATTTTGCTCAAGAATAAATCGCAACTAACCGAGTGGTACGACATTCACAACCTTACGATGAACGGGCAAGCCGTAGAGTATGATGAGCGGTTGATGCCAACACTCGGATATTATCGCTTGCTACAACTTCAATATCTGACGTATTTCGATTACAACCTATCGGAAGAAGCCACACAGGTGCTTTGTGTTAATCTGCAAGTTGATACAGACAGGGCTGATCCCGTTATTGTCCCTTACACCTAGGAGCTTCTATGGCAGACAAAGTTGGCAAACAATATCGCGGTCAGACCTTCGTGCCGATCCAGTCGGAGGCGGGTTTGCTGGCGGCGGCTGAAGCACAAAAGCCGTATACGAAGCCGGATGCCGTTTCGCTTGATTCGTACTTCACGATCAAGTCAATTCGCAACCCGGTGATGCAGGCCGGCATGCGCGCCTATACACAAGTTCATTCCGCAACAATTGCGGATTGGGATACTATCTTCGCCACGTACTAAATGCCCCGAGAGGAAAACAAGCTATGAGCAAACGCGTTCTATTTAATGGTGCGGTCCTGGTGCGACCGGGGGCTTCGACAAAGATCGATGCTTCCCAGTTTCAAAACGTCATCTTGTCAGGCAGCGGAATCGTTGGTCTGATTGGTGAAGCGAACGGCGGGCAGCCACGCACCGTGCAGGTTTTCAACTCGCCGGCTGGCGTCAAGGCATTCTACAAGACCGGCGACCTGGTGGAAGCGGCCGCAATTGCGGCAGCGCCAGGGTTAGATCCTCGGATCGCGGCTGGCGCTTCGACGATCGTCACCTACAAAGTGAATAACTCGGTGGCGGCTTCGTTCACGCATGCGGCAACTTTGCTTTTCAAAGCGAAGCAATACGGCGTGGCGACCAACAGCATCACGGTTGAGCTAGCCTTGGGTGCATCAGCGAATGAACGCATCGTGAAGGTTACCGATCTCGATGAGTACGGTGCGTTGGTCTCGGAGCAATCGCCGTCGCTTGGCGCGACGGGTAAATTCTCGATTCAATATACCGGCGCGGCAACCGTCTGTACGATGACGATTACGGGTACTACGTTGGCTACGACAACTTCGGTTGCGGCAATCCCGGCTGACGATCTCGCTTTCAACTTCGCGGACTATCCAACCTTGACGGCCTTGGTTCAGGCTATCGACAACCACCCTAACTACGCCTGCACGGCGTTGGTTTCGAACGGTAACGCTTTCGCACCGGCTAACCTCGATGCCGTCGTAGCTGCTTCTGTCATGACCCTGACTTCGGTCTTCTCACGGAACTTTGATGTCGCCGATTGGATCAACACCAACAGCGCGATCATCTCCGCAACCTTAACGCCAGGTCTCGTGGGTCCGACCGTCGTGCTGGCGAAGACTTCGCTCACTGGCGGTACGCGCGGTACCTCTGCCAACAGCGATTGGGTCAACGGCTTCACCGCGCTGCGTGGCGTCCGCATCAATCAGCTAGTGCCGCTCGTTTCGCAAGACGCGACGACCTCGCAAGGTACGTTCACGTTCTTGTCCGTCATGGCAGCGGCAGCGGCGCACGGTGCGTTTGTATCCAGCACGATTGGTCGCAACGAGGGTCAGATCTGGATTGGCGCGAACGCTACCAAGACGGGGTTGATTACCAACGCCAATTTGATCAACAGCGAACACGTGTGTCTGGTTGGTCAAAAGAACAAACTGCAACGGTCATCGGATGGCGCGTTGGTCTTCTTCGAAGAGTGGGCTACTGCTGTTGGTTTGGCCGGCATGCGCGCAGGTGCGCCGCTTGGCGAACCGCTGACCTTCAAGTATCTCAAGTCTTTTGGGGTGTCGTCAGATGCATCGTGGTCGGAAGCGAACAACGACGATGTGACGGATCTCGCGCTGAATGGCGTGATCGTGGTCAACGAACTCAAGGGTCGAGGCTTTCGTATCGACAAATGCATTACCACCTTCGGGAAGTTGGACAACGATGCGTACACGGAAGAGACGATCGTCCAAACGTGGAAGGCGATGGCTTACGATATTCGGGTTGCTACGGAAGATGCATTCGTTGGTCGACCGGGCAGCCTCCGCACCGTACGTTTGGTACCTTCCGTGGTTGGTCGTATCTGTGAGCTGTATCGAACGGCAGGCGCTATTACAGATAGCAACGAAGGTGGCCAGACGGTGTTGGCATATCGTGCAATCTCTGTGAGCCTCGACGGCGATCGGCTCTACGTCGGCCTCATCATCTCGCCAACTCCGGGCATCAACTTCTTGTTGAATACCATCACGCTCATTCCTGCGAAAATCTCGCTCTAAGTTCTGAAAGGATATCATCATGGGACGCTCTAAACTTCCGCAAGGCCCTGGCTCTCGTGTCTTCAGTGGCGCGCGTGCTTCTTTCTATTACAACGGCACAGTCGTCGCCTTGGCGTCGGGTTGTTCTGGTTCCGAAGAGATCACCTACGAGCCGGTCGATGTGCTCGATCATCTCGATACGATCGAACACGTAGCAACTGGGTACCGCGTGAGCTTCTCGTGTCAGATGTTCCGGTCGATCGATGCGACAGGTGCCGGCGATTCAGCGGACCGGCCGGGTTCGATCAAGCAGCAAAACATCTTTCCGAAGTTTGAGCAGATCCTCACGACCGAAGGTGTGGACGTGATCATTCAAGATAAGATTACGCAAAAAGTAATCTTCCAGTTGAGCAACGTCAAAGCGGCGAGCTACAACTTCAACATCACGGCACGGGGCTTAGTTGGTACCAACGTCAGCTTCGTAGCTACGCGCGCACGTGACGAGTCGGAAGATCAGACCTAGTTAGTTTCCTTGCCTAGTTTGCAGTCGTAGAAAGAAGTACAGATGCCCAGCGAAGTTGAATCCCAAGTCGTCGTAGATCCTGAAGTTAAAGAAGCCAACGTCAAGCGCGCAAAGTATGAAGCCCTGTTCAGCGATGTCGTCGATGGCGGTAGCAAGCTTGTTACTACCAAAGTCTTTGAGCTAAAGTTCAAAAGCCTAGACGGTACGAGCTACGCCGGCCGCTTCGTTGTGAAGCGCTTGACGCTAGGGCAGCTTGGTCGGATGGCGGTCATCAAGGCAAAGCTCAACGGCGGCGAAGCCTTGACGGCCAATATGGACTACCTGCATGAGATGATGGCGTATTGTCTTGCGACGATCATCGAAGCCCCGGACTGGTGGACTCCTGAAGAGTTTTATGACGTCGATTTATTGCGCGTAGTTTACGAGCATGTGAGGTCCTGGGAGGAAACCTTCCGCAACAAAAGCGTGGGCTGATAGTGCGGCGGCACTCCGTGCCTTAGCAGCATATCGGCTTGAAGCGGATTGGTTAGTGCGTTGGTGGTGTCAGAAATACACACGACCGCGCAAAGACCCGTTGTTGCAAGAGTACACGATCGAAGAACTCTTCGTGGAATACATGGAGGATGTGATCGAGCGTGAACCGATGCAAGCGTATTCACCGCGTGCTGTTGCTGCGGGTGAAGTCTTCGAGTCGTCCGCTGATGCGGCGGCTGATGCGTTGCTGCAACAGGCTCATGAAGGTGTTGCGATCGATCCGTTAGCGCTCATTCATCCGGATGACCGCGCACGCGTTGCGAAGTGGCTCAAGACCAAAGAAAAGGGTACGATCACGCCAGCACCAGCGCCGGCGCCGGCGCCGGCTGAGTTTCCAGAGTTCACCGATACCTACAAGGAAGATCCAAATGTCGAATGATGCACAGCTAAAAGTCTCAATCGACATGGAGAGCCTCAAGGCGGAGGTAGACAAGGCGGGCGACTACATCTCTTCGCGGTTGCAGGCGTCCGTTAGTTCGGTGCTCTCCGACAAGACCCTTGGCAACGGCCTTGCGCCGATGGCTAATCCTGAAGGTAAAGGCGAGATGCTGAGCGTGCTGGAGAAGATCCTGCATGCGGTCGAAGGCACGAATACGGGTATGGCGAAGACGCTCGAAGAGAACGCCGCGACGAAACGCGACAACCGCACGCGCACAGATCGGAAGCTAGATCGCGGAGGTACTGAAGGCGGCGGCGGTATTGCACATGCCTTAAAGCAGGGCAGTTTCTCGGGGATGTTTAGCAGCGCCGCTGGCTTCTCGCATGGACAGAGCAGCTTGCTTGGCGGGATTAGCGCAATCGGGCGGGAAGGCGGGATCCTCGGTCGGCAGATCGGTCAGATGTCGAGCGAGGCTGGCGGTATGACGGGCTTGCTTACCGGCAAAGCTGGTGCGGCAGCCTATGGTGATCTAGCTGAATCGCTCGTTGATAAGATCCCAGGGATGGGCGGTGTAGCTTCGGCAATTGGCAGCATCAATGCAGTCAACAAAGCGCAGGACGCTGAAGGTCTCAAGCGCTACAACGCGTGGCGACGCGGCGGTGATCAAGCCCTGTCTGAAGCCGAAATGTATAACGGTGCAGAGAGTATGGATTGGCGTACACGGTCGATGATGACTAACGATCAGCGCTTCGACGCTAGCCGCAAGACGATGAAGGCGTTCGGCGATTCTGACGCCCGCAACACGATGATGTTTGGTCAGCGCTTCGATATGATGGACGAAGGCATCGGCTTAATGGGTGCAGTCAAGCGCGCCGGTGGTAATGTCGGCGAAGCGGCACAGCTCAACATTCTCGGCTTGGCTATCGGCATGGCGGCGGCGTCCGGTCTGGAGCAAGGTCGTTGGGGTGAAGCGATGGCAGCGATGACACGCATGGTTAGCTCGATTCAACACGGCAAGATCGATGCTGATCGAATCGCTAACACGCAAGCCTACATCAACAATTTAGGAGCCAACTACCAAGGCGACACAGCGGCGCATCGGAGCATGGAGAAGAGCATTTCTGAAGTGCATTCGGGCGCGCACGGCGGTATTGAAGGCGTGCTCGCGTTGCGTCGTCAGATGGCGCAGGCCGGCAGTTATGCCGGAGCTAGAACACAACGTGCGCTCGATATGCAAGAGGGCAACGCTGACGTTCACAGCTTAGATTGGTGGTTGGAACGGCCTTACATCAAGGCGGCAATTGCTTCCGGCGACGAGCGAGAGGCGATGAGCGCTGCGGGTACGGCCGTGATGAACGGATCCTCGATGTCGGAGCTGCAATGGATGGATCTGATCAAGGCACAGCGGCGTGGTCGATCGACGAGTGACGTCGTGCCTTCGTCGGCAGTCGACAGCGTGAAGCGGGAGATCGCGACAGGGGCTCGATTCGGAGGCTTGTCCGATCCGCTTAGTCGTGCGGCGGAAGCTTCTCGGACATACAATGCCGATACGATTTTTCAAGGCGATGATTGGTTCGGTAGATCGTCCCGGAGTACATCTCGGGAAGTGGGTGCTGCTTCGCCGGCACCTAGCTCACCTGCAAGCGGTTCGTTTATGACGTCGCCGACTTCTATGCTCGATAATCGCAATGCCGTCGTAAACAGTGCGAGGCTTAGTGATGGAGTGCTTGCGGGTCCTACAAGTGCGCAATCGCGTGCGGCGTCTCAAGAGTCTCGATACGCAACAAGTTCCCTCGCTGACTACGCCGTTAATTCAGACGAAGAAGCGGAGAGCCAATGGTCTGAGGGTAATGCAGGTCACGGTCTCTATCAAGCGCGCGAGAAAGACCAGAATGGCAAACCGTTTGGTTCCGGTAAAACTTCCGTTCATGGATCGCGTGATATCTATATGCCTCCCGGCAGTGTCGTATATGCACCAGTTGCCGGTACGTGGGTTCGTAACGCTACGATCGGTGGTACGACGTACAATGCTGGCGGCTTCGGAGAGTTGAAGGGTGACAATGGCATCCTCTATCGGTTTCTTCATATCGCTGAGTTCTCATCGGTATTGCGTCCTGGCGTTGCGGTATCTGCGGGTCAAAAGATCGGCACTACGATGAAGACGAAGGTAGGTAACTCGAAGAGTCATCTCCATTTTGAAGCATGGTCCGGAGAGTATAAAAAGAGCAAGATGGTTGATCCGTTCCAAGGTGCGGACGGCAAGATCGATCGAAAGCTCGTCAACAATTTGTATACGGGTTCAGATTCTTCGGGAACTTCAGATGGCAGCGGCAGTGGCAGCAGCAGTGGCGGTGGGGGTGTGCAGGAAGACGGTCCGGTTACGACGCCACGTCAATCTGCACCCGCTCAGCGTGTTGAGGTTCATGTAAAGGTTTCGGATAATCGAATTACAACCAGCGTGCGGCAGGCCGCGTCGGCACGCCAGACACGTCACGGTAAGGGTGTTGGATGAGTCAAAAAGTTTGGGACATCAACAGCACATGTCATGTGTTGCATATTCCGCGTATGCAGTCTTTCGACGTAGAGACATGGGTAGCGCAAGCTTCTACCTTAAATCTCGCGCAATACATCGCGGCCGGCGCACCGCTGGCATGGCTTGAGTCTGCCGGTCATTCGGATGTGCTCTCTTGTTCGTGGAGCAAAGATACGTCGAGTCCTGCGGGTGTTTTCAACTTCAGCCTCAAGTCGGAGCGGGACTATCTAGCGATTCTCAAGCCTGGCGATCTTGTCTTCATTTTCATGGACGACAAGGGTAGTTATTCATCTGAGACCAAAGCCGTAGGTACGTTGGTGACGATTGGTCTGGTTGATCGAACCTCACGGAGTACAGCAGCGGGTGGCGGCGAGGTGACGACGCATTACACCGTGAGCGGTCGCGATCTAGGTTGCGTCTTCCAGGAAACTTCAACGGTCTTCGACAAGAGCTATGCCGATTTAGAGCAAGCCTATTTCTCGTCCAAGTATTATGCCGAGCTATTTGAAAGCCCGCAAAAGGTCGCAGCGTTGAGTCCTTTGGAATACGTCTTGACGATCCTCAAGCTGATGTACAGTGCCGAAGCTACCGGCAGCAAGATGGTTGGGGCGCAATGGCGGCTGCAAGGTGCGACGTCTTCGATTCCATTGACTTCGCTGATCGACGTCACGACGTTTGTGCAGCGCACGATGTTTGGCTATTCCGTCATCAAAGAGATTGCCATTGCGCAGGCCGGCAATGTTTGGTCGCTCTTAGAATCGTACTGCAACCGGGTCGTAAACGAGATGTTCGTAGATGTGCGCGATCTTACGCCTGGCGAGGTGAAGCTTTTAGATCATTTGTCTGAGACGGCGGCAGCTTTCGTACCTAACTCAGACGGCCTCCGGCAATATGCGGCGTGGGTCGAGATGCAAGGCTTGCCTGCTTTTGCTTCACAGCCAACACCGACCAAGGAGCGAAAAGAGATTTGCGCCCTTGTCTTTCGTCAGCTCCCTTACGATAAGTTGGCGTTTGCCGCGTTGCCGCTCAACGAAGTTCACGCCACGGAAGTTTACGACATCGACGTTGGGCATTCGTCTCATGATCTCTTCAACTTCTTCCGCATTCGCTTTCCGGAGTTAAAGGCTGAGCATCAAGAGTTGATTTACGGCATTCGTGTCTTCATCGATTCGATTGCCCATCACGGCATTCGCCGCCTCGATGCGGAGACTTCTTTTTGCTTTCTATCTTCGGACGCTTCGGCCTCGTATGATCGAGGGTCGTCAACCGTACCTCCGGCAGATGTCTTCACCGATGTGTTTGAGTACTACGTAGGCTTATTGTCTACGTGGTACGCCGCTAACGATAAGATGTTGGCGGGAAGTATTGTGACGCGATTCAAGCCGAACATCCGTGTAGGTACGCGCTTGCGGCTGTGGGCTGAAGATGGTGTGTCGGCAACTGACTTCTACGTACAAGCGGTCTCCCATTCGTTTGCGGTCGAAGCGGGTGGTAGTCGGACTTCGCTGACGGTCGTGCGTGGCGTAGATCCTACCAGCAAAGGTATCGAGAACAATTTGCTGTGGACACGTGCCGGTAGTGCGGTTACGGATGCAGCGCTCATCACGACGCCTGCGGGTGCTTCGATAATTAAGAACGCCAAAGAACGTGTCATTGTTGATGTCGATAATATCGATGGGATCGGTACAGTCGGCGGTCCTGCTATTCCAAAACCTAACAACGGTGACCAATGAGAGATCAAGCCTACGACGGTTCTCCGATTCAAGCAGGGCTTCAGATGGTGACGCAGACGCAGCGCGATCCCTATCATAGCTTGAACGATCTCCATGAAATGATCGTCATCGCGCGCGTCTATAGCGATGAGCCTGGCAATACGTCGCGAACCTCGGTCGAGTATGTTTGTCGAGATCTGCATACGGGCGAGACCGTGACACGCTGCCGGCGTGCGCAGCAGATGAGCGGTCTTGAAGATGGCGACGATGACGTATTGCGACCAGCCTCAGCCTTGCTGCCGGGTTCGAAATCTAAAACGTTCAATAGCCAAACGATTGCACAGGACACAGACGGCGATCGGGTCTTGGTTGCTTTCGTAGACGGGACGCGCACCAAAGGTGTGATCTTAGGCGTCATGCGGCATGCACGCTCGGCCTATGGCGCGACCAAGGCAGACGGCGATCGGCGGTACTCGATTCACAAGGGTACCAGTGTCGAGTTCAAGTCCAATGGTGATTATGTGATCACGCATAAGTCGACTTCGAAACTTGCATTCACGCTGAACGGCGACGTCGCGTTTGAGCACAAGTCAGGGTCTAAGTTTAAGCTCTTAGACTCCGGCGATATCGAGCTGCAACCTGCGGCCGGCAAAGATCTATTCATCGGTCAGCAAGGCGCTAGCGAGAATCTCGTCTTGGGTCAGCAGTTCAAGCAGTTCGCCGCCGACCTAATCGATGCGCTCTTGCAAGCTACCTATTCTACCGGAATGGGGCCGTCAGGTCCGATGCTACCGCCAAGCGCGGCCAAGTTGACCGCGCTCAAGGCCGCGCTTGATACGTTGCTGAGCGACATGGCCTTCACGCAGAAGGAAATCTAGGGTGTTACTGCGTGCGACCTTACAAGCGGAGCTGGCGCGGATCGTGCCGATGGCTTCCGAGGTAGTTTCGATTCAGGCTATCGCGGACGCTTATGCGACTTACGCTGCGGGTGCTACCGCCAATGGCGTGCCGCTGACGCCGCTCGGCGTGGCTGCCGGTCGCACGGCGATGCTTGCCGCACTCGCCGGCCTAGGCAGAGCTAGCGCTGGTGCCTCGGTCTTGACAACCGGGCTGCAAGCCTTCTGGGGCGCCGTAGCGCTCGGCCTTGCCACGTCCTTCCCGGCAGCTATCGCTATCCTCCCGCCGCCGCATGCGGGCGTCTCAGGCTTGCTGATGGCGGCTTTCGTTTCGAATACCTCCAGCAAGGCTGATCGGATAGCTTCGCTGGACACGATTGCGGGTATTCTGCATACCGCAGCGGTGCTTGGCGGTACCGTGACTTATCCACCTTCGCTTGTCACTCCGATACTCTAAAGGAGCCACATGGCCTTGCCTCCAACTCTCCCGACCCGTCCTGATGCTGAGTTTGCGAAGCGCTTCTCGCGGACCTATGCCTACGGCTTCTTTCTGCACGGCCTAAACGGTCCGCTGGAATCCTTTACCGTGCAGTTGCGGCTTAACCCGCAATCAATCACGATGCGCGAGCCGTTTTCAACCGTCATCACGCCGACACAAGGTGCCGGCAAAGTTGTCGAGTCCCGAGGGATCGTCACACGCAATTGTACGCTTACCGGCACCACGGGTTACATTGCGCCTGAGTTCGCCAGCGGATCGCTGGCGGCTACGTTGGTGCGCGGACCATTAGGACCGCAGACGTTAGAAGAGCGTACCTCGCAAGCCACGCGTTCCGGGTTCAAAGCTTTCTACGATCTCCGCTATCTCTTTACGCGCTACGGTTACGAGCGGTCGCAAGGCCGGCGTGGCGTGACCATGCATTACTTTGACATCAAGGCTGATGAGTATTGGCGCATCGAGCCCCAAGACTTTACGATGTCTCGATCCAAAGCGTTCTCCTATAACTACTCGATCGCTTTTGTCTGTCTCGAACCTACGACGGTTGAGTTACCGCCAGGCTTGGTGGGTTCTCAAAGCATCGATAGCGTCGTGAGTCGTTTGCCTGCAATCGCTTCTAGGTTCCCAGGTGCGAACGAGTTAGATCACGAAGGCCGGCACGTGAAGCCGCTCAAGGCGATGACCAAGCACACCGCGTTAGCTACCTACGTGCAAGCTACCGGGTCTAAGCGGCTCGATGGCGGCAGCACGCTGGTGCGGTTGCGTGAGATGAACAACACCGGCACCGCATTCTTGATTCACACAACAGGGGCGATCAAGCGGAGTTTGCAAAACGTGCTGCGGCAGGTTGGCAACTTCGTTGGTTTCTTTGAAGATATTCGCGACACGTATCAGACGGTCATTGAGACGCCGCTAGCGTTGGCAACCCAGCTCAGTTTTGCGATCGATGGCTTGTTCATTTTGGTAGACAAGTTCTCGCCTCGCAACATCACCGGCAGTACGTTACGTGCGGGTGTTGAGTTGACGGAGTTCCTCCAGGAACTCAAGCGTCATGTGGTGCATCAGTTCGCGTTGGTCCAAGGCGATACTGATGGTCGGGGTATTGCGCTTGCCCAAACGTCGACTTCGTTCGGCACTACGCGCGGCCGGCGTGGCGCTTCGGATGCGTACCTTCGCGAACCGGCAAGCAACGTCGGTACGCCGGACGTGAATCCGCTGGTCGGCGTGAGCGGTTTAGGGTTGATGGCGGACACTTCGCTGTTGGCGGCTTCCGCGACCAAGCGAGTCGTTGTCTCAACGGGTGATACGATCTTTTCCTTGGCGGCTAAGTACCTCGGCGATACGACACGCTTCCTAGAATTGGTGATCGTCAATCATCTCGACGCGCCGTACATCGTGAGCGATCAAAAGCAGCGAGCTTCGAATACGTTAGCTTGGGGCGATTACATCGAGATTCCCGTCTTGCCAGCGGACGGCGACGGTATAGGTTCGGAAGAGCCAGACGCCGCCGCGCCAACGTTTACGAGCCTGACAACGCGAGCCTCAACACCCTTAGATCTCTTCGACGAAAGCTTGACCTCACCATGGCGTACAGATCAGTGGGTCGGTTACAGCGTCACAGTTATGCTTGGTGGTTTGCCGGAAACGCGTATCGTGATCGCCAACACCGAGACTTCGTTGCGCGTCAATCGCATGTGGAGTACACCACCGCCAGCGGGTTCGACTTATGAATTGTCCTTGGTGTACTTCAATCCGCGTCGACAAGTTTTGCCGAATGAACGGGCGTTTGGTCGCGACCTCTTGCTCAAGTTCACCACGGACAACGGTCGCGTATATGCTGACCTGCTGGTGAATAGTGCTAACGATCTTGCAACGGTTAGCGGGTTAGAGAATCTTGAACAAGCACTGCTCTTGCGCATGAACACGGAGCTAGGCACGCATCCTTTCGCGCCGACGTTTGGCAATCCCGCACCGCTGGGCAAGCCTTGGAACGAAAGTCTACAAACCGTCTACACGTATTTCCTACGACGTGCCTTCTTAGCTGATTCCAGAGTTGCAGAGGTGCGTAATGTACGGCTATCTTTGCAGGGCGATCGTATTGACCTGTCCGCTGAAGTGCAGCCGATCACCGTAAAGAGTTTCAAAACCCTCAACGTGTCAGTAGGATAGCTCATGTCGACAGCCTTTCGAATCCAGACCTATCCTGAATTGCGCGCCACGATGTTCGCGTGGTTGCGTTTCTATCAGGGCGATGCGGTCGATCTTCGGGAAGGCTCGGTGATTCGCACGATCTTAGAAGCCGCCGCCTTCATGGACGCAGAGCAGTTTGTGCAGATGGCTCGTCTGTTGGATCTCTTCTCGCTAGAGAAGTGTGTCGGCGATGACGTTGATCGGCGAGCCTTGGACTTTGGTGCCGGGTTAGTAGCGCGGTTGCGACGTCGGCCTGCGAACACGTCGATCTGCAAGATTAGTGTTAGCGATGGCCGGCTCTTGGTGCGCGCCGTCTTGACTGGCGACGTGCTGCCCGCAGCGGTGACTTTCATCGTCAACGACGCGACGGCCTTCCCAACGTCCGGTGCCTTGATCTTAGATCGCGGCACCGAACGTGCCGAACAGATCGTCTACACACGCGCAGGTAATTCGTTCACGGTCGTCGCGCCGGTTACGGGTCTGGTCTATGCGCATGCGTTAGGTGCCGAGGCTCTACGTGTCGCGACGCGCACGGTCTTAGCGGCTCCGTGTGTGATCGGCGATACCGTCGTAACGGTCTTGCTCGGTACTGGCGCAGCTTGGCCCGTCACAGGTACCTTAATCTTAGAGCGTGCGACGGTGCGCGAAGAGTACCGAACCTATACGCGCGTCGGAGACACGTTTACCGTGGCGGCTACGACGTTTGCACACGCTCTTGATACGGATGTTGTCTTGTCGACTTCGGGATCAAGCCGCAGCATCAGCGCAGATACCGTATGCTACGTGCCGGCCAGCTCAAGCAGCAAGCAAGTCAACTTCAGCGTCGTGACGCCCGGCGTGCTGCTTGATGGTGACTTCACGTCCGATCTGATTGACGTGATCTCCGTAGACGTAGGTGCCGCAACGCGCGTCGGCTCCGCGACCATCACGCAATGGACGGCGGCTCCTTTTGCGGGCGCTACTGTGCTTAATCCGATCGCCGCAACGCGCGGCGCAGATCGTGAACAAGACGGTCCTTTCCGCAAACGCTTGCGTAATGAGTTGCAGAGTTTGTCTAAGGGCACGCCGTTGGCGTTGGAGACGCTGACCTCTGGTCTCGAAGATCCGCTGACGAAATCTTCGGTAGCCTTTGTGGAGATCGTCGAGCCTGTCTCGCCCGGCACAAGCCTGCTTTATATTTCAGATGGCACCTCAACGTTCACGTTAGATCAGCGCGCCTTTATCGGCCGTGACATCCTCATCCGGGATGCTGAAGTTGGCGACCGTCGCGGTCGGCTTGGTCAGTATGGCCCTTACGCTGTATCGGCGTCGCTGCCGGTGACACCGCGCATCTTCAAGAGTCTGCAACGTGGCGAGGCTACTTCCGTCGGCATCGGCGTGCTCACGGACTTGGCGCAAGCGTTGACCGTCAACGCCCATGTAGGTCAGTTCTTGAAGACGGACGACGATCAGTTTTATGAGATCAGCTCGAATACCGCCACGGCCTTTACGCTGTTTGGCGGCGCGACACCTTCGTTGGGTGCGTACAGCGTGTTTGATTTAGCCGTTGCGCCGCTGGTGCCTGATGTTGATTTTGTTTTCAATGAATCGACTGGCGATCTGGAACTGACTACAGGGTTGTTAGCTCACGATGCGTTGATCGCCGCGAGCGACGGTGCGTCCGTCAGCGAAGGTGCGTATCTCTACTCTTCCGGGTTAGCTGCTTACGTTCAGCGGGCCGTGAATGGCGACCGCACCGACTTCGATACCTTTCCTGGGATTCGCGCGGCAGGTACGAAAGTCGTCTTGCGCGCCCCAGCCGTCATCGCCAGCACCTTCATTATCAAGATCATTCCCAAGCGTGGCTTCAGCGACGCGCAGGTCGGCGATGGCGTGCGCGAGACCGTGCAGGCATACGTCAATTCGTTGGGTATCGGTGAGAACGTTTATGTCAGTGAAGTGATCCGGCTCATCAAAGGCTTGGCGGATATCGAAGACGTGACCATGATCGCACCGACCACGAATCTAACGGTACCGTCTGGGCAGATTCTCCGGATCACGTCGGATGATGTGGTGCTTGTCTGATGTTGGCGTTTGTCGACGCCAGGACCGCGCACGGTATTACGTCCGTGCTTGTGCTTGTCACGACCGCGACGCTCAGTAGGCCGGACGTCCAAGAGGGTGATCTCATTCTGCTGATGATCGGCGTCGGTAATTCGTCGACAGACACGCTGAGTTGGCCTACCGGCTTTCTACCTATAGGATTCAAAGGTACGAGTCAGGCGCGTATTTACTACGCCTACAAATGGGCGCAAGCTACCGAACCTTCAATCTATGCGGTCGACTATCCCGATGCACGCCAGGTTCTCGCGGTAGCAGCTACCTATCGGGGTGTTGCTCGTGATTATGACTTTGATCCGATCAACCATCCTAACGGCTTCTACGCGCCGCTAGGTAGCCTTGGTGCGAACGTCTCCGGCACCTCTACAAGCCTGACGTCGGTCGTAGGCGCAACGCCCAGCACGGCGGCGATTAACACGCTCGGCGTTTATCTCTTCCTGCAATATGCCGGCAATCCGCTTGTCGCATCTTTCGACGACATCATTCCACTCGAAGCCATTAGGGCAAGCGAGCGGCAGATCGGGATGTCGTTGATGCTTATCGATGTGGCGTATCCGGCGATCATTGCACCTCCGGAGGTACTCACGGTGGCCTCTTCCGAGAATGCACCTTGGGTCGTCGGTTCGCTTGTGCTTGAAGCCTTCGATCCCACACCGGCAGCGCTCGACAATTACAAGTCAAAACTGATTCGTGGCTTGCTACCCGAACCTTATGATACACGCTTGTCGAGCGTCTTGGGGAAGGTGTTGGCGGTGATCGGTACGGGTGATAATGCGATCGGCGGATTAATGGTTGCGGAAGACTTTCTACCAGACGAGCTTTAGGAGAGACCATGGCGTGGGATTACACGAAGATCAATCAAGAGACCCCTCAGCAACCAACCATTCTTGGTTTGAATCGTCGCACGTTGCGTTTATTGAAAGAGTCAATCAAGACCGTGCCGGGTGTGACGGTGCGGTATTCGTGCGACGGCCTCACGGCTGGCGTCTCGGGTGATGGTGTCGATCGGCTAACGACGGATGTCGATCTGCAATACGGCAACGGTGCAACGCCGCGATCTTGGATCGTCCTACGTTACGCCAACATGGCCAACGTCGAAACGTTGCTTTCATTTACGGATGACGTACTCGCGGCTGACCTGACGTTAGGGCAGTTACGCTTCACCGCTGTCGCGGCTGGTGCCGCCGGCAATGCCGTGCGCGTGGTGATGCTCGGTGATAGTCCTAGCGGCGTCACATTCTCGGAGGCAGGCAACATCATCACTATCCGTTACCAAACGGGTGTCTCAACTCCGGCCACTGTAGTTGCGGCGTTAGCTACAGCAACGCTAGTGACTGTGGTTGCTTTAGGAGCCACCGTGCTAACGGCACCTGGATCGGATACGCTAGGGCAGCGCAGCCTCAACGGAGGTCACGACACGCAAGGTTTAGCCGTTGCTATGAGCGCCTCTTTCGGTGCGGCTTATACGGGCGGTACGATTACGGCGTTGCCGACCTCAGCAGATAGTCAGCCAGGTCCGGCCTTCGTCTTGAGCGCCGCTAACCTCGGCACCGTGTTTCATGTGATCAACTCAACGACGGGTGACGATGTTCGCATGCTGATTCATGCGACGTTGGAAGCCTTGCCTTTAGATTTCGGATTCGTGACCGATACGGTTGTGGGTTCTATAGTTGATCTCGGCTCTACTGTGGATGGTACTGTCGAAGGTATTGATTTAGGAGTTGTCTAATGCCACGCGTTCCCGTCTCAATTCTAAAGTCGCACACAGGTGATCCTCAGATTCTCGGTGTGCAAGGCGAGTTATCCGTCAACCTCGATACGGGTCGTATGACGGCTTACGATGGGGTCTTGCTTGGAGGTCGAGAGTGTCTGAAGGTTGAGGATCTTTCCGATCCTGCCTTGCAGACCTATCCGGCGTTGAGCTTGTTAGCAAACCCTACGCTGAGTGCTGCGCCTCCTGCCTTTGTTCTAAACTCAACCGTAGGCGGTGCCGGTCCGATCAGCTATGTTTTTGACGCACCACTAACAGGTCGGCAAATCGGGCTTGAAGACGATGAGACGAATGCGCTCGCGCTGGTACCGCTGACGCGGATTGCCTTGTCTTCGAATAATCGCGATCACTTTCGTAACTTCCGTGATTCCCGCAAGGTGCAGACCTACGCGCGGCTCTTGGCGACGGTCGGAACATACACATTCACCTTGCGGGGCTTTGGGATCAACGCGTTTGCGACGATAACGCGGACGGTAACCATTGGTGCCGCCGAACCTAACGATACGACAATCGACAACTTGGTAACTTCGCTCAACGCCGTAGTGGGTAGGAATTTTACAGCAGCCGCAACCGGCACCATCGGTGCTAAGATCTGCACGATTACGGCCGAAGCCGGCGCACGCACGTACATCTATACGGTGGCGACGAACATCTTTGGGACGGACCCTAATACGGAAAACGTTACGCTTGATCTACGCAGCTTGCGCACGGTGCCGTTTTATAAGATTACCGGGCAAAATTCGGCGATCTGCATCAGCGGCTTGGTCACCAATGTGTGTCGCGCGGTCTTGGGCGCTACCGAAATCTTCGGTACGCGCGAGCAAACCAAGCTCGTTTCGATGGGACCTGGTGGCGGCGCGTTCGCAACGATCGAGTTTATTGACGGTGCGCAAGGCTTGTACTTGCACGACCTCGCGATGGGTCAAGAAGACATCTTCCCGTGGCAGTACGTCACGATCACGCGGCTGCTCGGCACACCAGGCACCTACGACCTGACGGTGCAAGGCACCGGCCCAGGAGCCTTCGGGCCTACGGTCGTGCCGATTACGATCGGTGCGGCGGAACCTAACGATACGACGATCGCCAACATCGTGACGGCGCTCAACGGCGTTCCTGGCAATAACTACAACGCCACCATCGTCGGTATAGCGCCCAACACGTACTGTTACGTCGCGAATGATATCTCGCCGTTAGATCGCTACACCATCGTAAGCGGCACGCCTACCGTACTCGAAGCGGGCGGCGCTACAGACGATCAGTTGCATATCTTGCGCTGCAAGAATGCAGCAAATGCCCCACGTAATACCGGCGAGGTGTTGGTGGAGCGTGTCGACTTCCGTGAATCCATCGGAGCGGGGATCAACATGTTCGGGGAGGCCGGCAAGTATGTCGAAGGCGTTTACGTCTACGATTGTGACTTCAACGCGCGCAACCCTAATATCGGCCTAGGCATTGGCGGCCGGTCTTGTGTCGAATTGCAGCGCGGCTTGCGCGACATCTACTTCTACCGTTGCAACCTCGAAGGCGCGAAGAACTCAGCATTGGATTGCGAAGTTACGGGTGCGAGCTTCTTTACCGACTATGCGCAGCGCCACGTCCATTTCTACGATTGCGTGTTTGACAACATTGCCGGACGAACCGGCAACGTTGCCAGTGTTGGCGGCGTCAACGGGGCAACCTACGAAGGGACGGCGGATCCGGTAGGTACGCAGGTGGCGGCCTTGGGTGATCTCTATTTGCGGACGGCCGCCTCCGGCGCGCTGACCACGTACAAGAAAACGAGCGGCGGCGTCGACAGCACCGGCTGGGTGTTAGCGCCGCTGCTGCGCACCGAATGCCTGGGTAGCGACATCAGCTTTACGCGGTGTATTTTCCGCGAAGGCTATGTGGGGGTCCTCTACGCCGAGCGGGTGTTGTTTGATGCCTGTCGCTTCGAGTACATTGGGGGGCGCTGTCTAAACCCGGCGGTCGATACCAACATGGCGGGAGCGTCGTTGTTTAGTTGCACGCAGCAAAACGACGACATCACCGTGCGCGATTGTACTTTCTGGCGCGGGCCAAACGCGCCGAGTGGCAATCTTTACAACGTCTCAGGTTCCGGCAACGGTGCCGGCTTTGCGTACCGTCGCCCCGCTGGCATTCGTTTTGAAAACAATACCTTTTACAATGCGTCGTTTAGCGGCTTTGGGACGCTCGTTGATTGTAAAGGTCTCGTTTTCCGTAGCAATCGCTGCGTCATGAATCGCGGCGCAATGGACGTCGGCGCGGCGAATACCGCGTTTTCCCTCAACGCCCTCAACCACGACACCACGGACGTGCTGATCGCGGATAATTACTTCGCCTCCATCGGTACCTACAAATTCTTTTGGTTGTTCTCGATCGGCATGGGTTCCGTGGGTGTGCGGGTCACGCGCAACCTCACCTTCATCAATAACAACTACGCCGATGCGTTGAGCACCAGCTACGCTGATGCAGCTTTTCTGCTCATGGGGTTGTCGGCTATCGCGGACGGGAATGGCAGCAACCATGAACGCAATCCGATCCTGTATGGCAATGATGGCGGTGATGTTAAGAACTTGTGGGGCGCGTCCGGCTCTGCCGTAGGGCGCATTCATCCTGTCGTGAGTGGCAGCGCCTCGCGCAACAGTGCCAAGGTGCTGGAGTCGACATTGGCTACGCCGGAAGGTACCGTGCTCGGTGACGGTACGGGTGTCATCGGGAACGTTGGCGACCGTTACCGCTACCTCAACCGGCTGGCGACCACCGCCTATTTCCGCAAGGCGACGTGTGCCGTGGCTGGCGTGCCGGATAACAAAGGATGGGTCGCAGAGACGCTAGCGCCGGCAGTCCTTGAGCCGATCGCTGATCCTGCGGCGGTGTTCAGCGTCGTCGATGCTTATCAATCTTCGCCAGCGTTCTTCTCACAGCCTTCGGGTACCGGCGCAGCTATTACGCTCGTGGCAGGCACGGCAACGCGCGGCGCGCGCACACAAGCCTCTACAGGTACGACAACGGCCGGCCGGGCCGCACGCTCGATGTCCGCGAGTGGTGGCGCGGCTATCGCATTAGGCGCGGCCAGCGGCATCTGGGTGTACAAGCTGTTAGGCTGGAGCTATCCGATCATCTCGAACGCAACGGAAACCTTCGGCGTTCGCTTCGGCTTTCAAGACGCGATCACGGGGCAGTCCACGGACGGCATCTGGTTTGACCTCGAAGCTAATGCCAACGCCGACCTCCGCCCCGCCACGGCCCAGGCTTCCGCCCGTACATTCACGTCTAGCGGCGTCGTGCTGGCGGTCGATACGGACTACGATTTTAAGATCGTCGTCACAAACAATACGGCGGCAGACTTTTACTATCGCCTCTCCAGCACAGCGGCTTCGGGCAATTGGACCTTCCTGATCCGCCACACCACCAACATTCCAACGGGTACGTTGCGCACCTTCTCTGCCGGCATTGCCTTGGCGAAGTCGGCAGGTGTCACGTCCCGTACCACGGAATGGCAAACTCAAGTAATCTACCAATTACCCGCTTAAGGATTTCATATGCCAACTCGTCGACCTGTCTCGTTTCTCAAAACCTTCAACGCTAGTGCGCCGATTACAGGTATCGCTGGTGAGATCTCGGTCAACCCTGATACCGGCCGAGTAGTTGCATACGACGGTGCGACTTCCGGAGGTAAGCCGCATGCGTTGCTTACTGATCTGTCAGATCTTGCGTTGCTAAATTACCCCGCAGGTAGCCTGCTTGCTAACGTCGGCGTCGTTGCTGGTGCGCCTTCTTTTGTTTCGATTGCATCTATTGGTGGCGGATCTTCCGAGCTTGGATCTCCTTTAACGGGTCGGCAAATCGGGATCGAAGATGAAGAAGCGAACGCCTTAGCCGTAGCGCCTTTGACGCGCAGCGCCTTGGCGACGAACAACACGGCACGCATCGCAAGGTGGCGGGACGCTCGTCGCGTGCAGGCCATCACCCGCTTGGTGAATACGGTAGGTACGTATACCTTTGACGTGCAAGGATATGGCGCTGCGGCCTTCAATCAGACGTCCTGTAGTGTGACGATCGGAGCCGCCGAACCCAACGATATCACCATCGCTAATCTGGTAGGTTCGCTCAATGCAGTGGTAGGTCGCAACTACCTTGCAGCTTCGACCGGAACGATCGGCGCTAAGGTCTGCACGCTCACGACGGTAGCGGGCAGTACGGTGGTTGTCTATCCTTCGAGTCTCACGGTCTTTGGTCTCGACGCCAACACGGAAAATGCGATCTTAGATCTGCGTAGTTTACGTACAATCCCTTTCAACAAGATTACGGGTCAAGCTTCTGCGTTCTGTCTCAGCGGCTTGGACACGGCGGTACGTCGCGCGGTGCTTGGTACCACGCAGATCTTTGGCACACGCTGGCGCACCAAGCTGGTTGCGATCGGTACGGGCCTGGGCACTTTCTCAACAATTGAGCTTATTGACGGTGCGCAAGGGCTTTACTTGGCGGATCTTGAAGTTTCCCAAGACGAGATTTACCCGTGGCAGTACGTCACGATCACGCGACCGCTCGGCACACCAGGCACCTACAATCTGACCGTCCAAGGCACAGGTCCGGGCGCGTTTGGACCGACCGTGGTACCGATTACGATTGGCGTGGCGGAACCTAACGATACGACGATTGCCAACATCGTGACGGCGCTCAACGGTGTGGCGGGCAATAACTACCTAGCGACGATCGCCGGCACGGCACCTAACACCTACTGCTCGGTGATCAACGACGTCTCGGCGCTAGCGCGGTATACGATCGTCAGCACCGACCCCACAATCTTGCTTGCGACCGATGCCTCGGAGCGCCAGATTCACGGCCTGCGCATCAAGAATGCCGTCGGCGCGTCGCGTAGTACCCGTAACGTGCTGCTTGAGCGCGTCGACTTTCGCGCGACCGTAGGTGCCGGCATCAACATGCTGGGCGAACCCGACAAGCTCGTCGAGTACGTCTACCTCAATGACTGCACCTTCGACGGCGCGAATCCGCGCATCGGGCTAGGGCTAGGCGCGCGCTCCTGTATCGAGCTTCAGCGCGGCGTGGCGCATGTCTACGTCAACGCATGCACCGGCATCAACGCGCAGAACTCCGTGTTAGATTGCGAACTCACGGGCAGTACGACGTTCTCAGATTACGCGCAATGCAACATCACCTTTACGGATTGCGTATTTAGCAATGTGGGCGGGACGACAACCTCGTTAGTTGGGCTGGGCGGTAGTGGTTACCAGACCTATGCCGGCGTGGCCGATCCGGTAGGTTCTCAGGTTGCCGCCGTGGGCGATCTCTATCTGCGGACCGCCGCTGCCGGCGCGCTGACCACGTACAAGAAAACGAGCGGCGGCGTCGACAGTACGGGTTGGGTGTTAGCGCCTCTCTTAACGTCCGCGTGCTCGATTCAGAACGTATCCTTCACCCGCTGTCGATTCTTAGAAGGGGCGGTCTCTTGTTTGAATCTGGAGCAGGTGCGTTTTACGGAGTGCGACTTCAACTACGTTGGCGGTTTGAACGCGACGGTCGATGCGGCGATGCTCGGCGAATCTTTATTGGTGGGACGTCAGCAACTCAACGGCTTGACGTTGCGTGGCTGTCGCTTTCAACGCGGCCCAAATGCACCCGCAGGGTATCTCATCGACATCGCCGGCAACGCCAACGGTGCCGGGCTTACCTACCGCCGACCGTCAAACGTCTTGTTCGATAACGTGAGTGTCTACAACGCCAGCCTCAGCGCCATCGGCATCGTCTCGGACGTCGCCGGGTTGCGCATCTGCAACAGCCGCTTCACGATGAATCGCGGCGCAGTTGATGGCGGCAACGACACGGCGTTTATTATCACCGGAGTTAATCACGACATCCTCGATGTCGACATCTACAATAACTTGTTTGAGGCTATTGGCACGTACAAGTGGCTTTACGGGTTGGGTTTTGGTTTCAGTACCACCGGCTTGCGGCAGAGTCGCAACGTGCGGATCGTCAACAACGTCTACGCACGGGCACTCAGTACAGCCTCCAGCAGCGCTTGCTTGGCTTTGTTTGACCTCTCCGCGCCGGCCGATGCGTTAGGTTCTAACCACGAACGTAATCCGATCATGATCGGTAACGACGGCGGTGACGTGCAGCAGCTTTTCCGCGCGACGGGTTTGGCGGCGGGTCGGATCCACGCCGTGGTCGGCGGTAATCTTGGCCGCAATTGCGCGAAGATGTTGGAAGCTACGATCTCCCCCGAAGGCACGGTGCTCAACGACGGCACGGGCGTGATTGGCCTCGCCGGCGATCGCTACACCAAGCAGACGGCCGGCACGACCACGGAGTTCTGGCGCAAGGCAACCACGAACGCCGCCAATGTGCCGGACAACAAAGGCTGGGTTCAAGAGAACGTCGGCGTTACGGTGCTAGAGCCTTTGGTGGATCCGCTGGCCGCGTTCGTGGTGGTCGACAATTACAAGAGCACGTCAGCCTTCTCGGACACCAACTCGGGTACGGCCGCCGCAACAGCTATTGGGGCTGGGACGATTACGCGCGGCGGTAAGGTGGTCGCAACCACGGGCACGACGGCGACCGGACGCACCACACGCAACATGGCGATGTCCGGCGGCACCGCCATCGTCTTTTCGCCGACCAGCGGCGTCTACGTTTACAAGATGCTTGCCTGGGCGTGTCCGGTGCTTTCCGATGGCACCGAGCAGCACAACGTGCGGATCGGCTTCAACGACTCGATTACCGGCGACGGTGCGGACGGCGCCTGGTTTGAGTTTGACGCCTTCGCTAATGCCAACGTGCTTTGCAAGACGTCGCAGAACTCGACCCGTACGATCAACACGTCTACATTCGCACCCGTAGCCGGCGAAGAGTACGATTTCAAGATCACGGTCACGGCTGATACCAGCGTAGTCTTTCAGTATCGCCTCTCCAATACTGCCGCGTCGGGTAACTGGACTACGCTCTTCACGCACACCACAAATATCCCGACCGGCACCGCGCGCGCCATGTCTTGCGGTCATTCGTTGATTAAGGTGGCGGGTGTGACGGCTCGGACGAACGAGTATCAGAGTCAAGTGATCTACCAAATCCCAGCATAAGGAATTTCCATGAGCGTCAGCACGACCTTTCTACATCTAGCCCTCGTTCAAGATCCGCCTAGCGGATGGACGAAGCCAGTTGTCTTTGGAAACCTAACAACGCCCTATGCGGCGAAGACGTCGCCGGCGGCGCTTGGCAATGCGGCACAGAGTTTCTTTGCCTTACCCGCCGTAGATCCTTCGCCTTACGATGGGAAGTACTTGCTGACGCAAGCCTCTCTAGATTCGGTCGTCGGCGGTGTCTATCTCGGTCGCTTGCCCGACTTGTGCCAAGGTCGACCGCCTGCGCTCGGTGATTACATTCTCGATCAGTTTGGCGCTCGATGGATCAACGTTCACGACAACTCGATGTTGTCATGGCCCGAAGGTGCGACTGCCTTGATTGTAGAGCAAGGCGTCACGCCGGCACCGGCCACCGTGAATGGCCGGATCTTCGCCTTCGAAGCGCTTGACACTTCGGCCCCACTCATTTCCGTCATCTCGCCATTGACGATGCAGATCCTCGGTCACAACACACCGATCATTATCGAGGTGAAAGATTCTAACTTCTTTGCACGGGTCGTCTTGGCTGCGACGTTGAGCGGTGGCGTGATCGAAGAGTTGATTCACGACGGCGTGACCACGTCCGTGGCTTACGCCGTCCAACGCGATAGCATCACGGACGGCTATCGCTACACGATCATGCGCGTAGGTGGCTGGTACGGGTCTTCCGTGACACTCAAGATCATCTCCGTCGACTCGCAAGGCAACGTTGCGACCGCCAAGTTCACATGGCAGATCGTGATGCCATAAGATGCCGGCTTATGTTTGGGAAGACGCGAACGTGCCGCTGCTGCCGGGTCGACCTGGCGCACCCGTCCGGTCTGCGATGCAAAACGTCAAGCGCGCGCTATTCGTAGACACCGCGCAAGGTGCCGACCTGACTACTATCGGAGATAACTATGGCGTGCCTAGGCCGGCCCAGGTGGTTTCTGATGCGCTATATGCGCGGCTCTTGCAGGTCTTGGCGTTCCTACCTAAGACCACGCTCGCGACACTCTACCGCTTGCTCACGGCGGTGTTTGGTTCGCAGGACGCCTTCACCGCTGTCAACACCCGGCCGTGGCGCATCTACGAAGTGAATCCTAACGAGTACATCATTGAGTTGCCGCTGGCGCTGTTGGCGGCGACCAACGAAACCGCGAGCTACCTGCATGGTTGGTCCGGGTATGCGTCCGTGACGGTGGCTGGCGATACCTTCACGACACCTGGCGATCTTGGGATTGAGGTAGGCAGCTTGCTGCACGTCTTGAACGGGACTTGGGTAAGTCACTCCGTCGCGACGCGCACCTACAATGCCGGCACCAACCTAACGACCGTGACGGTGACGGCACCTTCCTTGCCACTAGGTGGGGGTTTATTCTATGCCGAAGTACCTGGCGACGGCTTGATGTCGTACCGTGGCGACTTCTTAGCTACGGGTGGGTTTGTCGGTACCTACACAACGCTGCCGGGACCGCCAACCGCAACGCTCAGTGTCCAAGGCGACGCGGTACCTCACGTGCAACCTGGTCGGATCATCTACCTCACGTATAGTGGGGTGCTGCATCCTTACACCGTCAGCACGCGTGCCTACGATCCGTTGACTGGCCGCACCATGGTTGTAGTGACGGCGGCGACGATCCCGGCCAACCTTAGCAACGAAGCCCTCCTGCAAGAGCATGAGGGCGCCGACACGCCAACCACGCCAGATCATGGTGACCGAGTCTATTTGACAGGTTTGGGTGCTTACGAGATCATCGAGTTCTACCTAACCAAACTCGTCCGCGCCGCTGGCGTAGTCGCGCGCATTGAACACATCTAGGAGATCTTATGACCATCGGCGATATCACCAATACTCGACGCCCACGTTTCGAAGCCGATGAACGCCTTGACACGGTTGATGCGGAGGCGCAAAGCGTCACCACACGCAATCATGTAGCCGCGCTGATCCGTGCCTTGGTTGCGACACCAAAGGCGGTTGGTGCCTCAGAGCCGACGGGTCAGCTCTTGACCGGCTTCAGCTTGACGTTGAATCCTACCGGACCATCCGACAACAAGGTCCGCATCAATGCCGAACTCGGTGCCGCCTTGGATGCTGATGGTCAGCTTGTTATCAAGCCCGCAGGTTCAACGTACGACATCATCGTGCCGGCAGGTGCGCAACAGCTTTATATTTACAGCACCGAAGTCGAAGTCGCCACCGCGCGCCGTTTCTTCATCTCGCCAACGCCGCCGTTCATCGAGACGCCACGGGGTGTCGCTACCGAGTATGAGAGCGCGTTCGCGGCCTACACACGTGCCGGTAATAATACCAATATCGTCCCGTCCGATACAGTGGGCGGTGTCACGAAGGCGCTCTGCTGCATCGGTATCTGCGTCAACACTGCCGGTACAATTAGTATGGCAGGGTACCATGTGACGAACGCGCCTAACGGAACCGATATCATCAATCGGTTAAGTGCGGTATCAGTACCCGCAAACATGCCGAGTACGAACACGGCAAATGGCAGCATGCGCACGCTGCTCGACCTGCTGAATGCAGCGTTGTATACTTTGAGTTTAGCAAAGTGGGGGTCGAGCACGACGTTCACGCCGAATGCGGCGAACAACTACGGTGCGTTTCGCAATCCACCTGTCGGCATCGATCGTGCGGGTCGTGAGATTTTAGATCACGTAACGATCGGCAACGGGACAACTTCGTTTGGCACCTTCAATCGCAATGCCTATGCGAACGATTCGTTGCTCTTACAAGCGGCGCTTGCCGAATTAAATCTGCGTGTTGGGACGGGTCAGATCGGTACGATCTACCTCAAGCCAGGGATGGTGCTGAATAGTTTCGCCGCCAATGTCACGATCCCGGTTGGACTCAAAGTTCGCCTTGTTGGTAGCGGTGAGAATTTGGCTACCATCTTCAATTTAGAAATGGGCGGCTTTACTTTCTTGATGGGATCAGCCGCTTCAGG